CAACATTATGGGAAGAAAGGTATGAAGTGGGGTGTAATAACCTCTGCTCGAAACCTGAAAACTCGTTGGAAAAATCTTCCCGAGAGTCGACGTAAACAAATTAAACTAGCTGCACAGGTAGCCGGATATACTGTAGGTATTGTCGGATACCATTATGCTAAAGGCAAGGCAAATCCTTATATAAGGAGCGCTATTGTCCGAGCTATTACATAAGGAGGACTGAATGCCAGACATTTATGATATGGACGAAAACCAACGTATTGAGCGATCCGTTAATGGGTTGCTCGGACGTTTGTCCACATTAATTTGGGAGAACGAATCTCTCAAAACAGAAGGAGCTTATTATAAGCAAAAATACATTGAGGCTATGGAAGAACTGTCTCAATTAAAAGAAAAAGGAGAAAGTAAATAATGGTTGTAAGCGCAAAAAATGTAATCCTCAATACAACTTTGGATTTAAGAGCTGGAATGGATACTCTTAGAATTCATCTTCCAGAGAAGTATCTTAAAGGCGAAAATAATAAACTTTATGTGAAAGTCAAGGATGTTGTTATCGGTGATCAATTCTTCTCTAAAGAGTTTACCAACCCAACAAACCCAATTGAAATCACACTACATAAGAGTTTGTCTGGTTATACTGGAGATGTCTATATTGAATTTAGTACATTGCCAGATTTCAAATTTTACTTTACTGTTAAGAATGAAAAGTCTTCTGTATATCCAGAAAAGACCTCTAAATCATTCTATCCATCAGAAACGGTCTTTATCAATCGAATCCCAGTAGTTGAATTAACTGAGATTAATGTCGATGAGATTAAGGAAAATTCCAGAGCTGATGCTAAAACCGTTATTAATCTTGAAGAAATTCGTAAAGGGCTATTTGCTAGTTCTGACGGACATTATCTGAATTTTGAAAACGGATATAATGGTGTTGGTAGTCATCCAGGAAATTGGTGGACAGCTATAGAATATAATATGATTACCGAGATTCTTAATAGCGAACCCGATGGCGCTTGGGTTCGATTATTAGAATCTGCTAGGATGCGAGGCGCTGCACAAGAATATAAGAAAGCATCATTAAAACATGATAACGTTAGATTCTTTGATTTTATAATTTATAAACTAGCTGAAAAATATTTCGGTATGTATAATGAAATTGAAGATGATGCTTTGTCTAGATTATTTAAACAAAATGATGAACTCGTTCGTGTCGTAAAACAATTGGCGGCTACTGCAAACATCGAACACAAACTGGATAATCCATTCGATGAATAACGCAACCGCAGGACCTACACGGGTCCTGTTTTTTTACCAAAAAACCGCAGAATTTACATATCCAATAATGAAAACAAATATAATTATTGGAGGACATTACTATGTTAAAATATGTTGATTATAAAGGAAACGAAGTTACTGAAATTGCCGCTCGTGAGGGTATTGAGCAAATATTGGCTATTCGTGAGTATTTAAATAATTTGATGGTGTTTCTTCGGGATACAACTGAATTATCCGAAGAACAAATCAAAGAGTTTGACAATACTGTACGAGAGTTCAATAATACACTCGATTACTGCTCACCGAAAGGTGAAGAAGTACGTATCGATCCAGATACATATCTTAAACTACAAGGAATTAGTATGGAACTTATGACTATATGTGGTAAGGAAGATGAAAGCTATTACTATCAAAAAGGAGTTGAGTATGCTAGTGAACATCAAGAGGAAGCCATTGAAATGGGTAGACTCTGTTATGAAATTCACAACAAATACGAAGAACTTAAAGAAGCGTAATAGCTTCTTCTTTTTTCGCAATATTTACATAGTATATAATGAAAAACTAATTATAAAAAGGAGGAACACATTATGTTCAGAAAAATTTTAAGAGAAGTTGGATTCCGCTGTCTTGCGGGGTATGCGGTTCTTGAAGAGGGGAGAATTAAAAAGCTCGAGCAAGAAGGCTATATTCTAAAAGATGCAGAGGATCATAACGAACGGATGAGAACTTTACATTACGTGCTAAAGACCTTGAAAAATAAAGGTTTTTAAGAATAGGCTAAGATAGCCTATTCTTTTTTTCTTCGCATTAATTACAAGGCATATAATGAAGAAATAAGAAAAGAGGAAACAATTATGACATTTAAACATAATGAAGTATTATATCACAGATTGAGTGATTTAGGTTATTATATGCCTTTTGCTTATAAGGATGTAAATAATGCAAAGACACAAGACGAAGTTATAAATTTAACTCTCGATTGGATTGAAACGTATACATACTACTTACATGTTTACATAGATAGTTGTGAGGATTCTAATCCATTCGATATTGAAATGGATAGATACACTCGAAAGCTACATGTGAATCGTGTTAAGTTGTGCGGGGTACAAAATGAACTGATTGAATTGTTAAAAACTAATAACCGTTCAAGGTTTAAAACATTTATGCTTATAAACAAAGCTGTATCATTAATAACTAAATCAGCATTCACTATATATGCTACGGATTTATTTGAGGACAATTAGTCCTCTTTCTTTTTTCGCAGAAATTACATATATCATAATGAAGAGGAATATAAACACAAGAAGGGTTTGCTTAGTGAAATAGGAAAGCAGCTATACATTGTATAGAAGTGCGGTGACGATGCCGCAAATCCGCATTCTTCTTTTTTATTTGAGACAACACGTCTCATTATTTTTTTAAAGGAGGTTCTAATATGAACATTGACGAAGATCGTTTGTTACAACCACTAGCTATTCCGAAACGACCACTACGTACGCCTGAAGAAGTCGAGGAAGTTCGTAAAGAAATGCTTGACTGGTATAAGAAATACCAATGGGTTAATTGTCGTGACTATTCGATTATTTTAGGTTTTATTAATAACAACTACGATCGACAACATGGCTGGGATGATAAAATGATTCGTACAGCACCTATCACACACAATCGTTCAGGCTACTGGCTTGACTTACCAACGCCTATAAAGTTCTAAAGGAGGATTATTATGAAAGTTGATATTAATTTACCTGTGATGATATTGCAAACTAAAGAAATTGCAGAATATTTCCGAGAATTTTTATTGAATAAGGCTGTAAACAAACCATTAAAGGTTTCAGATGTTTATGGTAACTTATCATATAACGGGTTAAATATTACCGAATGTTATGGATGGACATTCCAAGATTTATTAAAAATAAGGATTATAAAATGTCGAACTGGGTATTACTTAGATATACCAAATCCGATTAAATTTAAAGATTTCGAACCCACTGAAGCGGACGGAGTAACTTATCCAGAACCAAGGATTCATGTAGTTTATGAAGAGTTGGAAATGGATGATTTATGGAGGGTAACTTCATTACATAGGGAGGAAACTATATGATACCATTTGATAAGATTAGGATTCCGGTTTTTAATAAACGAAAGAAACAATCAGAAACTACCGTAGTAGAGAAATACAACAACTACATTCGTAAGATTGAAGTTGTATACAATCATAATGACGACACTTTCCGGACAAAGATTGATATGGTCTTATCTGGAAACCAAGTATATTGTCAGGGTGTTATCATACCAGAAAAGTCTTACGACAAATGCATCTATATAGATGTGCCCAAAGATGCTCTACAACGTCATCTGTCTAGCGTTAAGATGCTTTCTATTGGCGCGAGGGATTTTCCAAACACATTTGCGTTGATTAAGACTTATGTTCACACAATTGGCGACATGTTAGACCATGGTGTTGACTACACAGAGCTGCCACATTTCATAATTTCAGCACCAAATGACCATACGATATTTACAGATGGTAAAGCTATGGCTTACCAAGAACTATTAACACAGGAAGAAACGACTGCCACAGTGGGCATTATGGATATATTAGGAATTACTATTGGAGGTATGTGGATAGCTACGTTTGTGCTATCTTATTTGTTTGGAAAGAAAGGATTATAATATGCAACGACATGTTCGAGTTATTTTGAAGACAGTTAGACCAATGGATAGTGACTATCGGGTTAGGTCTATTTTAGTTAATGAGGATGATGTGTTATTAGCTTATGATAATATTCACAATAGAAATATTGAGGGTATTGAGGCGTATGGCGAATTCTTCATAAAGCATCCTCACAAACTTGACCCTAACGAGTCTATTATAGACATGAGTTTAGATCTCTATCGATGGGATATGTTTGTCACAACAAATACTGTTGACCGTATTTTGATTCAAAATACTGATCCTACAGAACATATAACTGTAAACCCAGACCGTGGTTATGGTCAATCAATTCGTATTAGACATCTTGTGCTGGTTTCGCAGTAATTACATATACTATAATGAAGAAATAAAAAGGAGGAACACATTATGAAAGCAGTCAAAACTTTATGGGACTTGTTTTGGTGCAAGACACTATGTGATCTAGCATTTAAAATCTTTGGAGGCTAATTATTAATTAGCCTTTATTTTTTTTAGAAAGGAATTATGATGTATTACAAAGGTTATATAATTAAGGATGGTAAGATTCCAATGTCAGATTATACTTTGACAGAGGAAGGTTTGGATAATATTTTAAAACATCAAGATATTCCATTTGTCAATGCTATTTATGAAAAATTTGCCGAAGCCAAATTGATTCGTGACGGTAATGATATATTTGTAGTTGTTACATTTGATCCAGCCAGAAATCCATTTATAATGTTTGATATTGATGAAGACCTTGACTGTTGGTATTTCAATCCTATGTTCTTTATTCCTGGATTGGCTAGTAAAGATCATTCTAAAGAGATTACAGATATTTATGTCGATAGACTTTCTTTAGATGTTTTTGATACGAGATATCGATTAAAGGATCCAGAAACTGTAAACAACCTACGAATTACAAGATATTTTAAAGCGGAGGAAGCTTATGCGAAAAAGAATCAGACGACGGATAATGGGTCTAACTAGTGCGTTTGTGGTCGTTTCTACAATTGTGCTACTTGGATATTCCATTGAGTTACATGACAAAAACGTTGTGTATCAAAATACAATCAAAAAGCAGGAAGACAAGATCTTCTCATTGGAACATCAATACGAGATGATTGAAAACCGATGGAAGACTCGTGACGAAGCGGCTACATATTATTATGACAAATACTTGGAACTCAAGGAAAAGTACGAACCTAGAAAGGAGATTATGGGTGAATAAAATCGTTCCTATTAAGGAAATTAACCGTAAACGATTGGAAGTATTATTGACTAAGGAATTTAATTATGACTCTATTATTGAGCGGATTAATGAAATTCTAATAAACTCAATATCTGATCCAATCTATATACGTATTGTTGATATTCGTAAAATTCTAAAAGAAAATGGATACGATAATTCAGATACGTTCCCGGTTCATATCATCATGCAACAGTTGGTATTTGACTTAAATGACGCCGGATATAAGGCTACTATTGATGTTACCAGGTCATATGACATTGATCATGATATGGACATTGTGTATTCTACACTAATTATTGAATTCAAAGGAGGTAAATCTTAATGCCAGAAACACCTATTTCGCCACTATCTCCACCAATGAAGGACGGTAAAATGTGGACCGAACCAGATATGGGATTGTTATCAGGTCAATTAAAGACATTCTACTATGGAACCCCGAACGGTTATGTTGTACAATTGTCTTACGATATGGAAAATCGTGATAAGAAACCTGTATTATCAGTATCCCGTATTGATGGATATCTAGACATAAGACAATACGACACCGTTGTGGATTTTCCTAAAACTTCTGAGAAAAATGATGTATCTTCCAGTACAGCCCAGTCAATATTCGAAATTGATGATTTAGCTAAGGCTAACGAATTTGTCGATAAAGCAAAAGCTCTACCTAAAGCCAAAGAAAAGCTTGCTGAAACTGATCGTTGGGTTAAAGGATTGTATCCACCAATGTTATTTCAATAAAGAAAGGATTAATATATGAAGAAAATTAATCGTAGTATTGCGTGTTTTATCCTATTCGGACTTGTATTGTTCGGATTGGGTATATTCGAGGTTCTTGATCGTCGAGGTGATAATGACCGAGACAAACATATTGATCAACTCGAAATTCGTATTGGCGAATTGGAGAAAGACAAGCAAGAACTTAGAAACGTCATCGACAAGATGAATGGACTATTGGATAAAAACTAAAGGAGTATATAATGACTAAAAATGTTAGGCCAGTACAGTTTGGTAGGAAGAATCCGTTCATTATTCAAAACAAATCCAAGATTATGACCCATTACAATTACCCGTTCGAAAACGGTATAATTGTCGAGCTTGTGATTATGCTTGGTGGCGATTACGCATTTGTACGTGTTCGCGATTATTGCGGATATAATCATATTGACAAGGACCAATTCCAGATTTCTGAAATGGAACCTTTGAAGGAACTATTGGACTGGGCTGGGTATTATGAAGACCGGTTTGATAAATGCGGACGACCAGAACTTCGTGAAGAATTTAAAGCGCGCTACGGCAAACAAATTATTAAAAGGAGAAAATAAACATGAAAATTAACACTAACAATCCTAAAATTTTGGAACTAGCTCTAAAAAATCACAAATCTACTCTTGATTTGGCTCTATTTTCTGAGAAGAATGTCAACGCTCTTCGAAACATCACGTCTAGAGCATTCACATTTTCCTTACTGCTCTATGGATCATATCTTGGAGTATCTGCTATTCACAATAAACTTGTCATGCCATATGCCGCCAAACAACTTCTTAAGGACAAGGAAATCTCAAAACTTATGTTGAAAGGATAATATAATGAAAACTCGTATTGAGGCATTTTTCTTATGGATTTATTTCTTCTTTGGAAATCATCGCAAACAATGGTATGATCAAATGGAGATCTACCACTACGCATATTCCAAACAACAAGAAGAATTGTATAAACTAGTCAAGTATACTGAAGGTAATGATCGAAAAGTTCAACGTGCGTATAATCGTGTTATTGATTTGGTGGGGTATTACTATTCAATAATGATATTACTTGACCAATATCCAAATACATATTCTATTGCCAAACAAATTATCTCAAAAACCAATACGATAGAAACTCTTGAAAAATCATACAACAGTATTCTATCATCGATTGATATTAAATAAAAGGAGTAACATTATGTTCAAATTAACAGACAAACAAACCCCAAGCGTACATTTCGAAGATGACGCAATGCAAGCAGCTTATGAACACGGTCTTAAACAAGGTGTGGCTCGTGCAGATATCAAACACGCAGCTCTAGATTTGGTTGGAGCAGTATGTGCGTTATTTGTATCGGGCCTTGCCGTGTATAAGATCCACAAAGTTAACCAAGAACTAAATGAATTGTCTCATGAAGCACAATTCAAGAAATTGTTAGAAGAAAACTTGGAGGATTAATATGACTGATGAAGTTGTTAAGTTCCTAGATAAATATGGTGACAAAATCGCTGCTTCTTATGAAGTTCTGAAGGAACAATCTAAATGGCATGATGTAATGGTCTATTGGATTATCATTTCGACAATTATTTTGGTTATTGGCCTGATATTTGTAACTATGGCTAGCTTTGGGACCGATTCATTTGATCTTGATAATTGGAACAAGGTAATGTATGATGGTAAATATTACGAGAAAAGCAAACCCAACCGTGTTCTTGTGTATATCAATATTACATTACCATTCGTGATATTATTTAACACAGTATTGTCGGTATGGCTGTCTTGGCAGCTAGCGCCAGATTACAATCTAATAAATAACCTTATAAACAGATGATCGCAGGAATTACTTATACCATAATGAGAAAAAGAAAGGAGTACAAATAATGTACGATATTTTAATGAACATCTTATACGATGGACTTGACAAGCAAATGGAATTATGCAAGGTCGAGATGGCATATGCCACTACAACCGATGAAGTGCTAAAATTGACTATCAAGTATGCTAAGCTCTTGGCGTTGAAGAATGAAGAACGGAAGAACAGCATTACTTGGAAAGATGGTTTTAACGCTGTAGTCAACTTTGTAGGCATGGCAGCTGTTCTCAACTTTGAACAAACGAACATTATTACTTCGAAAGTCTGGAGTATGGTTTCATCAAAATTCAAGTAAGGGTTATTATACCCTTTCTTTTTTCTCAAAATAAATTTAAAGGAGTCGGATAATGACAAAAATTACAAAAGAAAATATGCAAAATGCGCATGACGAACTGTTACAAACCTTTGTTGATAAAAACGCTGACTATGGAAACTCTTTTGAATCTTCTCTTGAAGAATATGGGCTAATCGCAGCTCTTATTCGAATGGAAGATAAGATGGGACGACTTCGTACGCTTATTAAGTCTGAAGCTAAAGTGAAAGACGAAAGTATTTCGGATACACTGCGGGACTTGTCAAATTATGCTCTTATGGCTTCTGTATGGTTTGATAATAAGGACGACAATCGAACTACTGCTCAAAAAGTTTCGGATACTATTTTTCCTAAGAAGAAAGACGGATCAGGCCTCTATTCAGGTCTCCGTGTATTCGGACCTGAAGGAGTTGAAAAATTTAATTATCCAGAAGGTTCTTTAGATTCTGGAGAAATTGAAATTCAAAATGCGGAACAACTTCGTCTTTATTTGAATATTCATAAAGAAAAAGGAGCCGTAAGCGTTGCTACAGGTATTGGACGCGATCTATTTTATCGCATTGACTTTACAGAGTTTTATCGGTATATTAAGGAACTTCGTGGAGTATCATTCGATGAGTCTGACAAATTCGAAATCTACTTCAATGTTCGGAATGATGCATTGAATAAAAAGATTTACGTACGTACTAATGATACGTATAACACATATATGTTTCATGACATAAAATCTTTTGAAACTGCTATTAATCAATTTATTGCTTATATGCAATATCTTCTTGATAAAGCTCATCATCCACATAACATCAAATCGTTAATTCAAGTTGACGCCGACCGACAAAATTCGAATATTCTAAAACCTAGGGCTCGAATTGATACGGCGTTTATTAAACTAATATTATCGGATCACAATTATGTCAAATATTATATTTCTCATAGCGATAGTGTTGAGGAATATTTGAACAAACAATTCATATACGACATGTTCGAAGGAACAACAGATCCTAAGTACGGAAAATACTATACTGTATTATCTGAAAAATATGGATTGTCAATGATCTCAACTGTAGAAGCGACATTGGAACGTTTCCTATCTAAAACTTTCCTTGATTCATTTCAACGTAAACTTGACGCGGGCTGTCGTGTGAAACTCGTAAAGATTCCGCAGTAATTACATGTTCCATAATGAAAACAAAGAAGGAGGCATTTACAATGCAACAAAACAAATTACTTACACTTAAATTGGAAGACCGTAATCGGGTTAAGGACAGCCTTGACACAATCATGGATCATATACACGATTTAATTGCAGAAAGGTATCTTAATCGAGCCCGAGAAATTGAAATCACAAATATTGATATTGTGGATTTCGGAATCGAAGGAATTGATTTTCAAGCCTTGTGCAACAACATCGATCTGATATATGGTAAAATGGTTGAGGCTGGTTACAACGTAACTCTATACAGTGACCATGAAAGTGAATACATTCAAGTGAGCGTTTAAATACGCTCTTTCTTTTTTTATAATTCTTAAAATCACACAAAATAATGAGGTAAACAATAATGAAAACACTTAAACTTATGACTCTTGGTATTGCTCTGTTTGGTTCTGCTGTAGTTGCTGAATCCGTATTCGCGGATGTGACAAAGGAAGAGGGGTCTACAGAACTCATTGCTACAGATCCTCAAGTCACAGTAACTAAAAAAGAAGAAGATTCCATCTGGTCTGATGTTGAAGTTAACATTAAAACAGATATTCCTGACGAAGTCCAAATTAACTCTGGGGATACAATGAAATTCAATATCCCTGAGGAGTTAAACCTTGAAACAAGCTACAACTTCCCAGTGTACAATGAAACTGGCGAAACAGAAGTTGGTACAGCTGATGTTAAAGCAAATGAGCGTACTGTTACGACAACGTTCAACAATTACTTCCAGGATCATCCACTGGATAAATCCATTTCCCTTAATTTCCACACACAAATCAACCGTGAAGTTGTTCAAGAAAACACTAAGAAGAACATCTCATTCAACGGCACAATCGTGGAACTTAACGCAGGTTCTAAGGGAACAATTAATCCTAATGAGGAATTGTATAAATATGGTTATCAAGACCGTTCCGACCAAAACCTTATCCACTGGGTTGCGCGTTTGAATTACAAACGCCAAACAATGGAGGATGTAAACATCGCAGACACATGGTCTGATGATCAAGACTATGTTGAAGGCAGTCTTATCTATCAATATGTTAAGGATGTGGATCCTTGGGTATACGACAGTCCTGCTACTCAAGCTGCGACCAACACCAAATTTAACAAAAACGGTTTCGCAACACATATTGACCGTATTGAAAACAAAATTCTTATGGTTGAATATATGACTCGTCTTCGTACGCCGGTGTTGTACAATCCGACAAACCTCTTCACTGCCTCATGGAATGGCGGCTTTGTATCATACGAAGCAGAAATTAAGCTTTATGATGGCAATGGTAAAGCTAAAGGTAAGTCACGTCCTAAGTTCGATAAACCAAACGACACACCTAAATACGAACTTCCAGAATTCGAAGGTGGAGTAGTACCTTTGGATCCTCCTGTTCACGTAAAGCCAGAGTGGAACGGTGGAACAATTCCTAATGATGCGCCTTTACATACTAAGCCGGAATGGAACGGAGGAACTGTACCATTTGATGCTCCTAAGTATGATAAACCCGAATGGCAAGGTGGAGTTATTCCGAATGATGCTCCAATCTTGGATAAACCTGAAATTGACTTGAAGGATATTCCTATGATGCCACCAGCACCTGTCCTTGATCTTCCAGAGTTGGTTATCCCAGATACTCCTGCTCCAAAAGAAGATAAACCTAAGACAGACGTACCATCTTCCGAAGATCCTGGTAAAGGCGTTGAGGCATATTCTCAAGGTACTAAAGGTAAACAACTTCCAGCTACTGGCGATGCCGAAGAATCATATCTATTGTTCGGAGGTATTGTCGTTGCTGTTCTTGGACTAGGAATGTTTGGTATGAAACGTAAAGGAGAATAATATGTTATTAAAACCAGAAAATAGTACGGACATTAATGAATTATTTGAGTGTCATGGTGAGTATGACGTATACCAATATAACCATGGTTATGGAGATGTATACAAAGCAACGATTAGAATTTCTGGACATGATCGAAAAGCTGTTTGGGAACAACTTGACGCAAACAAACCAGCCTATGATGAATTATCGATGACTAGAGGTCTTAGAGGAATTAAGGAATTGGAACCCGGAACTATCCTCGGATTCATTTCCCATATTGATACAACTGTAACTTCTAAATACGAACGTGAACGTCCTCATTTCTTTATGATGGAATTAACATACGTTAAGAATCCTTTAGATATTTCATTCCGTGAATTCGTGAAGGACTACTTCAAATACGGAGGTCAATAATGAAAGATCTTAAAATATCTAGTAAATATGACAATCATATTTGTACCTTGGAGAATGGTGAAAAGCTATTCTCCGCAGAGGTTACATTACATTCATCGAATAGGAAATTTTTAGAAGAACTTCATGAGTACTATTGGAAGAAGATGGATCTTTTTGAACCTATCAATAATATCGATGGTTCTACAGCCTTAGTTAATCTTCTGGGATTTGTCGAACATATGGACGTGGACGTCAAACGTAACGTACTAGCATTCAACTTCCCGGAATGTGAATACAAATTTGATTTTACTATTATCTATGTAAAAGAACCTAGCAATTATACCACACGAGGTTTAATGTTGGGATATTACAATTATTTAGTTCAAAAGAATGGAGAAAACAAATGAAACGTGGCCTTAAAAATAAATCAAAGATGATTCTACGTACGCTCGCATGTATTGAACGTCTTGAGTATTATTTGGAACTAGCTAAAGGTACTCCATACGGAGATGCAAACTTCATTAAAGAAGATGTTGCTATTTATAAGAAATATCTTAATCCGAAACGTAAGACAAACACTTACAAAACTCGGGATCTTATTTTCATCAGTAGGCTTGTGAATGAACTTCGAATTCATATCAAAAAGTATTTACATGATCGTCATGGATTAAAGAAGGAGGATAAGTAACATGTCAGTTTGGGAATTAACAGGAATTTCGTTTGTAATCGCAGCGGTATTAGTCTTAGTATTTTTCAAGACTATGTGGAATCACTTGGATAATCAGGAGGACTAATTATGAATCGTGTTGATACAAAGAAGTTATATTTGGGTGTATATACCACGGATGGAAAGCATGTTCCTATACGTATTATTACTTTGATAAAAACTCAGGATAATAAATGAAAAGGGTGTCTTCGCAAAACTAGTATTAGCGATAAATGTGACCTGGATGATATTGCGTTTTACACTTTCAATGGTAAAGCTATTCGTCGAAAATCCGTTCGTAAGAATCCTGACAATATCGGATTTGTTATTACAGATTATGATATGAAGGATCTTACATACGAAAAAGCTTCTTTCCATGAATACGAACTTAGAGAGGTCGATAACATTCTTATGAACACAACATGGGATCATTTTTCGGATGAAGTTTACGCTAAAGAAGAGTTTAAACGATCCGAATATATTGTTGATTCAAAACTGCCTTATGAGCGATCAATCGACGGAATCCCTCATTGGGGATATTGTATGGAGGCTAAGATAATGGGTCCTAGCGAAAAGTATCCTGGCTGTACCGTACTACAACGCAAGTATGCATTGATTGATGAAGAATTCGCTAAGTCGATCATATTTGCGTATTGTAAAGAATCGCTTGATGATAACGACTTACTGGAGGGTTAGGTGAATGATGGATAATATAAGATATTGGTCAGAGAAAGGTATTACTTTCCAGACATTTCGATATGACTATGGGATCAATCGTCTTAGTTCGAAAAGCGCTGACAAATATTTAATCGCGATGTTAATCTAGATATGAACGTTTCCGATTTTCCACATGTTATTGTCATCGATGTTGTTACAGATGACTCACATCCATGGAAATGCATTGTTGTGCGGGCCGCAGCTAAGAAATCCATGTTTGACTCTAGAGACAGTTTTATTGATTTTGTACTCGCCCATCGTGACGAATTAAATGATACAATTCAAAAATCTATTGATGATTTGAAATCTGGATTTATGGATTGATTAGATGAAAGGATATAAATGGAAAACTTAGATTTCGAAAACGTGTTTACACCAGAGACCGAAGAAGATAAAATGACTTTAGAGGGTCTCAAAATTCTTTCCGATGTTCTCGGAATTAGAAGAAAGGTTGAAGATGACTAAAGGTTATATTATGTCGTCTACTGAATTTAAAGAGACGGTTGAAACAATGGTTAGAGATATGCCTCTAGCTGATATGTTATATATTAACCAATCTTTAATTGAGGCAGCGATTACTAAATGGAAAGAGAAGGATCCTGAGACAGAAACGTCTCCGGCACAAGAGGACTACAAAGCGTATTATGTATTTCTCGCTAGCGTGCCAGATGGCATTACTATCATAGATCCTAATCTTTTCGTATTCAAAATTGCTCGTAAAATTGTAGATGCTCTATGTCTATCAATCATAGACTCACGATATTACGAGAACGCATTCCATGATCCGGACGTATCGTATGAAGATACAAAATTCATGTCTGATGTATTCAAGCACGTCTTGGATAGAACTGAAGAATCTATGAAAGAAGATGCTGAGTCAGTAACATTCGAATTCAACAGGAATCCGGATGAAATGCGAAAAGAAATGTTAGAAAGTTTGGACAGAAAGAAACATGAAAGATAAAAAGGTTATTTTATCTAGTAATGACTTCAAGAACCAAATTATAGCAAATATTCGATCGATGGATTTACAAAACGTATTCATGATCGAGGATTTCTATATCGATAGACTAATAACAAGTTGGTGTGAGCATCAAGCGCAAGAAGACTACAAGTCATATTTGAACATGATGATGACTATTCCTGACAATCTAGAATTCATAGATTTGGAAGGGTTATTATTCAAATTATCTAGGAGACTTGTGGACGAGCTTGTACTTACACTTACAGAATCATTTTATTACGAAGATATAGGTATGAATATATCTGAGGATATTTTCCATCCTTACGAAGAAGATCGTCAGACAGCCTATGTCAAACGTGATAAAGAGTCTATCAAGTATTTCTTGAGCGTCATTGATGTGATGTTTGATCGACTATATGTCGGCACATCTACAACTAAAGAACTTCTGCAACAAGCTTTGCAGGACAATACATATTTGAGGTAGGTTTGGTATGGAACAGAAGCAAAACATCTCGTTGTCTATTTATTACAAAGGGACAACCACAACATTTGGAGGTAAATATGAAGACACATTCCCAACATCTGATGGACGCATTAGTTCTGTTGTTGTGGATATTCCTATTTCTATCGTACATATGTTGGATTTAAATTGTGAGTATGTGCTGGTTATTAACAATAAGCAATATGCTATTCAAGACAAGTCAATCGGCATTCCAAGTACTGATGGATTTGTCAATACTATTTTACTGGTGAATGAATACGGCTCTATTCGCCGTTTAGGGAGGAAATATTAATGAGAAAACATATTCGTATTCCAATGTCACTCAAAGACATGGACACTCTTCGTGATAATTTTTACGCTTGCAGCTCTGAAGTACAAATGGAACTCCCTGACAACCTCACCATTCATTTCGAACGCTCTGATATGGAGGAATTCGAAACATTTTGAACTGAAGAGGAGATTAAGGAAGTTGAATACATCGACCGTTAAAATTATTTTAACAGCTGCTGTGCTGGTTTTATCCGTACCATTCTCGATTATCTGCGGGATTGCGTTAGGGGTATTTCCAGCCGTTATTTATGGTCCATCTGTGGTGATCGGTATCACTGGAGCAGTATGGATTGTCTTTACAATTACGTTACTATCCAAAATTTGGAAAAAGTAGTCGCAGAAATTACATAGCAGATAATGAAACGATATTAAAACAAAGGAGGACACAAAGATGTCAAAAGAAACAATCGTTGAAAATCAAACTGAGGTTATCTCAGATGAGCAAGTGAAAGCAGCAGAAGCTGCAGTTGAGCAAGACGTTACAACTACTATCGTAGCTGAACCGGAAAAGCTTACTATGGCACAACAAATTGCCAAGTGGCGTCCAGTGGCTAAGAAAGTACTAGTTGGAGCAGCCTTGATCGGGACTGGAGCTTTCGTGATCTCACTACTCGCTGGGTCTAAATCTAAGAATGACGAAGACGACGTTATTGACGTTGAGTTCGAATCGGAAGATATCGACTAATACTGGAGGGTTATTACACCCTCTTTTATTTTTTTGTCACAGAAAGGAGGCATAGACATATATGGCTGTCATATTAGAAGATTATGACGCAATGTATGTCCCTGATTTTAACCCTGTCACTGGTAGATTCTTTGTGCCATTAGACAACGCCAGTGATATTACGTTGGCGGATCTAGCAACCGAACTTAATGGTTATAATAATCGTGTTTGGTTTGAAGGAAGAACATATATTGCAGACGGTGTCAAGAAACAAATGGACCCTGTAACATACGAATGGTCTGCAGTATTGAATGTTAGGAGAGTATAATGGTTGACTACAATAAGGTAAAACAAAAATCTACTAAGGTAGAAAAGAATGACGGGACTGCTGTGCGTAAAAAGCAGAAGGCAGTAGCTAAAGGTCGAGTACGCAAACCTAGTTTGTTATCTCGAGCCGGATTACTATTTTTCGGTGAATGTGGGTTTAAAGGCGTTGTACAACATCTTGTGCATGAAGTTATTATCCCAAGTGCGCAAAACACTTTCGTCGATATTACTACAACTGCGATCCAGCGTGCAGTATTAGGCAATGATTATATTTATCATCGACAGCCCACACAATACTGGGGTCGTGGACGAAACAATGTGACTCGTATGGACACATATCGAGGTGGAGGACGTATTGACTACGATAGACAATTCAATCATCGCTCTGAAAAGACATCTGATGTGTTGAAATACGTTGACTTTGAAACTGCGCAGGAAGCTCAGGAAATCTTTAACATTATGTTAAGTAACCTTGAGCATTACAAAGTTGTATCTGTTGCAGATTACTATGAACTATCGGATATTCCATCAAGGTTTACTGATAATTCTTATGGTTGGACAGATCTTCGTGGATCTAAAATTGTTGCTGCGCGTGGTGGAGGATATACAATTCAATTCCCACCTGTTGAAGAAATTTAGTTAGGAGTTTACTAATGAAGAAATTCGTTATTGGTATTAGTTTGGTAGGAATCGGTTATGTTATTGGATGCGTACAATCATATTTCGCATTCGATGCTATTTGTAAGGAAGACGGAATTCGAATTGGTATGTTCGGATCTGAATATTTGGAGGACAAAGAATGAGACGCTATATAGCATACTTATATTTGTTCGCTTGTGGACCAATTGGTTGGCTACTCATATTCATGGATTGGATTAAAAGATAAACGGAGGAAAATAAAATGAAAAACTTACTTGCAACACTATTTTTACTTTGCATTGGCCCTGTTGGTTGGATCATCCTAGCATTTGCTTGGTTGAAGAAATGAGGCCTAAATGATCACAAAGATTGACGTTATATTTCGCGATGGAAGTCGTGAATATTTTAACTACGTTCCTAAAGACCAATACGGTAAGGAACTACGATTAACATACACACGCAGCGAAACTACTGTTACTATTATCGAACATTTGGTTGAAATTAACGAAACTGTCGAGCATGTATTTGAACGTGCTGATATTCGCAAGATCGCTATTAAACAAAAGCAGGAGGCTTAATTATGGTCGCAGTACGAAAAATCAACTCTTATTCATTGCATTGGACTCCAGAAACGGAGTACGCATTTCTCATCGATTATCTTATGCGTAAAGAAGAACAAATCTCAATTAAGCAGAACCAAGTTTCGGGAATGACTATTGGTATGATCAATAGCGCAGATGTGTTTGACTTCAAGTCAATGAACACGCATTTACGTGGTGTACGACAACGAATCAAAGATCTGCAGAACAAACATGGATTTACTCCGTCTACATATTTGCAATACAAACATATTGTGGACGAATACCGTGATGCGGCTATAAAACGTGCGCAACACGGAAAAGCACTACAGGAGGAAACATATGCGGGTTAGGATTTATCAGAAACACACGCATCAAAATCAACAGCCATTGTTATTCAGTAATGTAACAGGGTTGTCTATTAATGATGGGGTTTTAGAGTTTGAACACGATGCTCATATTAATAAAGAACGTAAGGTTCGAGCTAACTCATCATTCATCTTATCAAACATCTGCGGATATTCTTTTCTCAAAGAAGAATCCAATGAAGTTATCAACACTATTTTATAAAAGGAGAACACATAATGAAATTACCATCAATTAATTTTGCAGACCTCGCTAAGAACTCACGTCGCGGACTGGTTGCTGCTAAGAACTTTGGAATCAAACATGCACCACTTGCATTGGTTATAGCGGGAGGCGTAGGACTTGTTGCTACTGCTGTAACGTCCTACCAAGCAGCTAAGAAAGTCGATAAGACTTTAGAAAAATTTGAGGAAATGAAGGAGGATGGAATTGTCCCGTCAAAAGTTGAAATCGCTACTGAGGTTGCCAAAGACATTGCTGTTCCTGTTTTGCTTGGGTTCACTAGTGTCGCTTGTATTGGACTTTCATACGCTATTCAGAACAATCGCCTCAAAGCTGTTACGGCTGCTCTCGCGGTAATCACAGAAGAACATTCACGCTACCGCAAACGTGCTAAGGAAATCCTTGACGAAGAAACATTCAAACGTCTCGATACTCCTCATGACACACGTAAAATCACAATCACCGACGAAGATGGAAATGAAATCGAAACTACTGTTGAAGTACCTAGCGAAGGGCTTTTCTATGGTGCATATTTCAAGAATTCTAATCTCAACGCACCTGGCGAACCAGAATACAACGAACGCACAATTCAAGAAATCTACAATGAAATCCTGATTCCTAAAATGGCTAAATGGGGCGAATTGACATTCCCATATGTGTTGGAACAACTTGGATTTGAAGTGCCATCTGCTGCCCTACCATTCTTCTGGTCAGACACTGATCAATTCTATATTGAATGGGATACATTCGACATGTGGGATGAAGAAGCTAAAGCTATGGTTCCACAAACATATGTTCGCTGGAAACGCCCACGCAACCGTTACGCTCCAAACATCTACGCAGAAGCGGACGAACAAGCTTAATTAAAATTTTGAAAGGATATTCCAATAATGAATAGAAACTTGAAGATTTTGGGATATACTATTTTAGTGGCGGGTATCGGCTATGCCGGTTACCGTCTCTACAAATGGTATAAGGAAGAAAAGAAGTTGGAAGAAGATTGTCTTTCGTATGAGGAACTGTTGGAAGCACACGAAGCTGCCGAGATCGAAAAACGTCTGGAAGAACGTGATGCTCTGATGGATCTTGAACGAGATATCGAACAAGACCAAGACCCTCTTGAATTTGGCGATGGACATGCATGGCGTAAAGAAAACGGCATGATTATCCGTAACATCACTCCATATGAAAATGCTGCTGGGATTGAGTATGATCCAATGACTGAAGAAGTTATCGACTTACCTGACGGGCAAGGTGATACCATTTCTGTAGTTCGTAAATTTGACGAATTCGAAATGAAGGATCGATTCCTAAACTATCGCGACAAACGATCTGCAAAAGAAATTCGTAAGGTTATTGACGATATGATGTACACAATCCGCTCGCTTAAAGCTAATGAAATGGAGTATGAACGTATGATCTACGACAAAGACACGCAATATAGTTATGATTACTATTGTGCGTTAGTTCTTGACCGTGCAGGAATCCATAATTCAAAACTTATTGATGACTTTGCACCTATCTTTGCTTGGGAATATACTCCTAACAAACAAAACATCGCGCTGCTCAACATCCGTCAACAATTGATCGACAAGCGTGTAGAATACTTTGGATTCGCATCTAAATATGCCAACTGGGCAAGTATTGGTGAGTTACTTATTTGGTTTGCTGAAAACCTACATGTCGAAGGTGGTAAGAAATCTGCTACTGAGTCTCTGAAATTCATTTTCGATAAGATGTCAATTGAATTCGAAGATTTCGACGCCGTTACCCATGATACATTTATCTCATATTTGGAAAGTGGACGCACTAACAAGCCAAATTATGATGATACTTTCGGTATGTTTGGATTACCTAAATCTGACTATGATGATTCTAAATCACTATGGGATGAATATAACAAACGTATTGAACATGAAGTAGGCATTGTAGAGTTGGAAGATGAGGACGGTGATGAAGATGACGACTCGGAAGATTAATCGTCTGATCATCAAGAAAGACGGTAAAGTATATTCTTTCCGTTGTTCTGCCGGAGGTGGAGCAATCTATTTACGAGACTCTGACTTCGTATATATTGCTTTTGTTGCGGATTTGCTAACCGATGCTGACGAATTAATTATTGTTGGATATGCATCGGCTGGTAGATCTGATACGCTACATCTAAACAAATTGGATGTTACAAAACTCTCTAGAAGTATTCTGCATTTCTTTGGAAATACCGAAAATCATATTCGATCATTCTGTGTTTATAATGATCTGGATAATCCTCTAATGAATCTAGAAGTATAACATTAGGAATTGAATTACTACGCGAGACATCGCATCATATTTTCAGAAAGGATAACCTAATGAAAGAACTATTTGCAAAACTAAAAGAAGGTCTTGCTAATCTTAAAAATTGGCTTGACAAAATCATCACAGATATCGAGTGGGCGATCATGCCTACTTGGATCATGTGGACGTCAAAAGACAAATACAAACTAAGTCATTACCGACTGATCAACGGTTATGACTTGAAACACATGTATTTGCGAAACGGGACACCTGTACTTCGGTCATATAACCAAGGATGGGATGCGTCCGAATCGGAATCAGATAATTGCGTTGTGGAAGGGTTTTCTAGAAGCCTTACTGACGTATATTCTGCGCGTGGATACAACTTCGTATTATGCGGAGGTAGTCGTATTACTACTGTTAAGGAATACAAGAATGGAGATACTCCTACTCATAATTTCTTCCTGGCCAAGAGGAAAGATGAGGACGAGGTTCTTGTCTGTATTCCACGAGAGATCGTGTCAAGTCCTGAAGGATTAATGAATCGCATGATCTCAAACATGAAAATTAATTCCGAATTCACAATCCAATCCATCAATACATTCTGCTATATCTATCCTATGGAGAAGACTAATGCAGGATATTTGACTTTCGGACGTCAGGTTTATGACGAATGGGGATCAAATGATGGACTTGTGATCTATCCAAAGGCTGGAGATGACCTTTGGGACAAACTAACCCGCTATAAGGGGTCTAGGAGGCTATATAATGGCGTTTAACGACTATGTAGTTCCTTATTCGATAGAAAGGGCCGACGTACTCAGAAAGTGTGCAGAGAGCGATCTATCAGTCTTAAACGAGGACTATTATAAGGGCTACAAATTCATGTTTTGGACCAAATTATCCAAGGCTAGACCCAATATCATTGTGGGGATAGCTTATGGGGATAATCTTATCAAGATCAATATGGGTAAAGACAAATATATGCTTTGTCCATATCTTGTGATCTCAGAAACTGACAATGATCACCGTATGTTCATATTTGAAAGTTCGGAATCACTGTTGGCTATGGTTAAGGAATTGTTCAAGGCTGATGACTCAGAAGATTTTATTGATACCATATTCAGAAAGTATGCAACGACATACAAATTCATACAATACAAATCTGACGGTAATGAAATCGCATCATGTCAAGGGACAAATCTACCTGTAATTAATTTATCTTTGGTTAGATATTGGAATAATCCAGATGAACCACATTTGACTCGTTTGGATATTCTTGATTCTAAACCACTGGACTGCACATTTACTCCGGGTGGTCCTGTTGATGTCAAAAACTACTATATTCTTGACGGGACACGCTACCAGAAGGAGCTGGACCATTCCGAGTACAATACATATAATTGGAAAGGAAATACTAATGGACGAAATAAAAGATAATGTCGTCTCGAATATGGACGACGCTGAAATCTTTGAAGCTGCCAGGAAGTTGAAAGAACTCTTGGATTCGGCTATTCTACGAAGCGAAATCGTAGGAGAATCAGACACACGGAAGTTACTGTGGGATCTACGAGCAAATCTTCTCGTAGTATTACGTTAAACAAAAGGAGAAACTAATGAAGTATGATATTACTCGATTACCTGTTATCAAATCAAAACATTTCAATGACGAAGCTGTGCAATCTGCTAACGCTGGTATGACCGACGAACAATACACTACCGCTCAAGGACAAAAAGTTCTGTGGTATATGTATGTTCTTGATAAATTGAACCGTGGCGACTATATTTCCGTTGCCGAGCTTCGTAAAGCTGCTAATAAGAAAGTTAAATTGGAAGACTACATGTTCGGATTCGACAAACGCGCTCTTGACTATACAAGTCCTAAAGCATCTGATGATATTTTCTTCCATCCAATGCACCTCAAACAAATTGTGCCTAACAACGCAGATCTCTACGATACAACTCGTCTTGAAGAACTCAAGGAAAAGAATGCTGCTATCTATCGTAAATTTGTACGTCGCTTAGAAGAAGGCGTTAAACTTATGCGGGATAACAAATAAAAGGAGCTGCAAATGAAATTCAAGTCTGGTATGGAGAAGACATCGTATTTGAAAAGTGTCTTATTGAAAGTTCTGAAGACTATGGGATATTTGACAGTGGCAGATTACAAACGTATCTGTCACCACTATCCTATTGAGGCTAAGGACTATGTTATTGGTTGGCGAAGTTTATACGACGCTCATTTCACCACAAACGAATACCCCGACGATGCGAACATGGTTAAGCTATACATCTCTAAACAACCATCTATATTGGCTAGCTCACGTGCCAAGCAAGTCGATTTCGTTGGTAATATCCCTTCCTTAGGGAATGTTCATATTGTGGACAACAATATCCAAAGCGTTCTTATCATTCATCTAGGCCTGGCTTCGGATGATTTAGAACAGTGGCGACATCATAATCGTAAGATTTTAGTGTTTGACAATGAACCTATGAAACAAAACTTCATATTATGGTTCGATAATCATCAGACTAAGCCTGGTGAAGATGTTATTATGGTGGGTAAAGACTTTGATCTTAAACCTATTTTGCGTGAACACGGATTGATTGTCCGTGAGGTTATTTAAGGAGGTATGGTATGACATTAAAGGTTCTTGACATCGATATGAATGATGTCTTGTGGGTAAAACACTCACGTGACGGTATTAAGGTTTGTGCTCGTGTACAAAAAGAGGCCGAAAAGTTTGCTGTTCAGACAGAAGGTAAACCAGACACACTATATTCTTTTGAAGATTGTACTTGGAACACGTTCAAAGATGATCTGCTATATTCGTTGGATTCTATCATTCCATACATTGGAGATATCTTCATCTTCCACTTCAAGGAATTCAAATCCATTAAATATGGTAATGCTCTTGCACGTATTGATATTCTTATTAATGTTTATACTGATCTGCTGAAAACAAAAGGTCCTATTTTCTCAGTTGGTATTGATCCGGAAGATCACGACGTCCATGAGTATGAAATCTCTGTACCAATCACAGATCTTGTAGATATTACCGAAGTGACTAAGCGTTTTGCTGTAGGAGTTACTGCTAATATCTTTTGGAATACAGGTACTCGTAATGGACAAATCACCTCTGTTCAGATTTCTAATGGTGAACTCATCATAAAATTTGAGCAGATCTTCAAAGGCGATTACTTAACACTCGATATTCGCCAGTTCATTCGTAAGGTATAAGGAATAGGAGGTATTAAGATGACTACCCAAAACGACATTTATGTTATCGACTTAACCAAATATTTCACACGCCTTTTCGAATTACATCGTCCAGATGCCTTGGATTATTTCAAGAAGATCGAATGTTTTATGTATTTCAACATCTCAGATCCAACCCAGGTTCAATTCAAATATCGCTTCTATGGTTACAGATACGATCGTAAGGTGTTATATGGACTTACTCCGGATATGTTTGTGCAGGTCATAAACTTCTTTACTATGCTTGCCGAAAGCTCATATCGTTTAGATAAGGCGCTTATGCCAGAATGGATGTTTGAACCGAAAGTACGCTGGATTCGTGGGTTACTAAAGGACGCTTTGGATGTTCCTCAACACATTGAATTTCGTCGTTACTTGTTTAGTAAGGGTGTCGATGTTGATTTCGACGATATTATTAAGACCGACTATGCCAGCATGGTTGATGACGATAATAATATTCCTATAGTTAGACCTTCTCTGGTATATTGGCGTGAACTTGGTAAGGTACTGTTGGCTACAAATTCTCGATTTGTCACAGCTGATTATGATGATCCGGAGGTAAATTACGATGGTCGTGATTGATCCTGGAACCGACTTAATTAAAATCAACTTTACCGACTACTTGCGTAAATTCTATAAGGATATTCGTAAGTATGACAAGTACATGTTGGCGAAGATCTATGGCAAGATGTATTTCAAGCTCACGGATCCTACAGTAATCCAGTTTGAGATGTATGCTGACCGCAGATCTAACGTAGTTAAGGTGTTGAAACTGAAGAATATTGTGGAAGCAATTGATGTTATAAACTTCTTCTTGGAGATCTCTGACGCATATTCTGGGCACCATTCAGACTACTATCCTAAGTGGATGCTTAAGCCTAGATCCTCTATTATTCGGGGTTTGATTAAGGATTCTTTGGGATTAACAGGTGTATCTGAGCTTAGCAGGAACGGAATTGAGTATGAAGATCTCGATAGAATGCATCAAAAGATACAATATTCATGCAAACATGGTGTTCATATCTATGATATTTGTGCAGGTTTGGAGCTGGATCCTGCTAAAGATGACCTATTTATGTGGAGAAAACGTCGTATAAATGGGTTTAAAATTGGTAATATTGACTATTATGAGGCCAAAAAACGAGGCAAAATCGTCAATTATATCGTCTAAATCAGCCGGATTTCCTATAATATTGTGGGAAAATCGGGGTTGATTCGGGCTAAAATCGTGGTTAAATTACTATGATATTATAGGAAAAATGGACCTAAAATGGCTCAAAATAGCAGTCCCCCAAAATCCCCCAAATTTTTAAGGGTTTTTGGGGCGGAGCCGAAATAGCTTGAAAATGCCTTATTTTGGGTGGTTTTTGGGCATATTTCGGCGATTTTGAGGGTACTTTAGGGGTTGTGAGTCCCTAATCCCCCCAATCGACCCTGTTTTTACATTGTTTACATCAAGAGTTAAAAGCTTATAATATATATAAACAATAGGAGAAGAGGGGAGAATGGGGACTATTGTTCAAAATCGATGGAAATCGTCGGATTTGGTCGAAATCGGTTGAATTTACCACAACTCACAAAATACGATAGAAAAGGAGGGTTTCGGTGAAGTTTGATTTTTTAGACGTCACTGTCGAACAAAACTTCAGTAACAACAGAGTTTATGATTATGTTATATCTCCAGACTTCTTGTTTGGTGATATTAAAGACTTGGTTATTAAAGGTTCTTCGTTCTTTGCTTTCTGGGATGGAAACGAATGGATAATGGACCAGAACTATTTATTTGATTGTATCGACTCGATCTTGTGGAGAAAGTATCATGAAATAAAAGCCGAACATCCAACAGCTAGGATTCAGGTTAAGGAAATTCGTAAAGCGTCAGCTGGCAAGTACAAATTGTTTGTTGATTATATTAAAGTTCTTTGGCAACCTGAAACCAACTTCAACAGACGCATATTGTTCGCCGATCATAAGATTAGGCGAGAAGATTATGCAACTGTTAAATTACCATACACTCCAGTGAGTGGTGACTGCCCGGCATTTAAAGAATTGTTATATACGTTGTACGATCCAAATGAAGCTGAGAAGATTCTATGGTTTATGGGCGCGCTGCTTATGAACAAAATGGATGGTATCGAGAAGTTCATGTATTTGTATGGACCAAAAGGATCTGGTAAAGGTACTGTACTCAAAGTATTCAAGATGATATTCGACGGATACCATGCTCCTATCGACTTGAGGGAGTTGACGAGCGGTGGACCGTTTGCAACAGGACAGATCCGAGAGGTTCCTTTATTGATTGACGATGATACGGATATTTCTAGGATCAGTAACGATACTCCTTTGTTGAAACTAACGTCTCATGAAACTATATCTGTCAATAAGAAATACAAAGAACCGTATGATGTAACGTTCGGTGGATTATTGGTAACTGCGTCAAACCAAAGATATCGTGTAAGGAATATTGACTCGGGGATTACTCGACGGGCTGTTGTAGTAAATCCTAGTGGTCGTAAATTCACTCACGAAGAGTACGATGCATTATTTGACAGGGTTAAGTATGAGGTTCCGTATATTGCATCAATGGCTATGGATACTTTCAAAGAACTTGGTTACTCTTTCTACGACGATTACTTCGATATTGAGATGGCTGTAAACACTGACATCATATTTGACTTTGTTCGAAGTAACGCAATGGAGATTGGTAAGGATATTACACTAAAGCGTGTTGCTGAGATGTACAAAGAATATCTAGAAGATCTCGGATTCAAGACTGAAGGATATAAAGCCAAGATCAAGAAAGAGCTCATGAGATATTTCGACGAGTTCCATACAGAGATTCGGATTGATAATATTCGTTACAAGAATTTATATCGAGGATTCAAATGGGAAGTCGTATATCCAGAAGGACTCGGAGATAAGACCGATGGTCGCTTCGTACATTCTGAAGAGGCAAAAGAAGATTGGCTCACATTCTTAGACAACCCGTCATATTTCAATGGTATTGCTGCAGCATTCCCAGCACAACCAGCAAATTCAAAAGGCAATCCTTTAGCAAAGTGGGATGATGTTAAGACTGTTCTAGCAGATATCGACACGGAACAACTTCACTGGGTTAAAGTTCCGCTGAGTCATGTTATTATTGACTTGGATAAAAAGAACCCAGAAACAGGCAAGAAGGATTTGGAACTGAACAAGGAAGCCGCCCGACAGTTCCCTCCGACATATGCCGAACTATCCAAATCCGGCCATGGTATTCACTTGCATTATATTTATGATGGTAATGTGAATGAGTTATCAAATCTGGTCGAAGAGGATGTGGAGATCAAGGTATATCGTGGGAAGTCTTCTCTACGACGTATCAACATGAAAGCCAATGAGTATGAAATCGCGCATATATCCTCAGGTCTCCCACTAAGAGAGAAGGAGGCTGTGGTGTATAGCGAGATAGAAGATATTGTGTATACCGAACAGGTATTACGTAATTTTGTAAAACGACAGTTGGGTATGATTGAAGGTAAGGAACCATCACATCCAAATACTAAACCGACTATCGATTGGATTGCTCATGAAATTCAAAAGGCTCACGATCAAGGTCTGGAATATGACTTGAATGATTTACGACATGCTTGTATGATGCGAGCACTGAAATCGACAAATAATCGTGAGTACTGTTTGAAGGTTGTTCAGAAGATTCCTTGGTCGACACTTCGAGATGAGAACGAAGATAAAATACAAGATCGACTCACAGGTTTCACAAAGATATATCCAAAAGAAGAATTGGTGTTCTTCGATATTGAGGTGTATCCAAATCTGTTTGTCGTTGTCTGGAAGAAATATGGAGATGATGAATTCGTTAAGTGGATTAATCCGACTCCCGAGCAGATTGAATATTTGCTTTCGTTCCCTCTAGTAGGATTTAACAATCGACGATACGATAACCATATTCTTTATGCGAGGCTTCTCGGCGGTAGTGAAATGGATTTGTTCCAACAGTCACATCGTATTATCAACGAGAAGAACGCCAAGACCGGAATGTATGCCGCTGCTTATGAAATTAGCTATGCTGATATTTATGAGTACAGTCAGAAGAAACAGTCGCTTAAGAAATGGGAAGTTGAACTCGGTATCAAACACGTGGAAATGGAAATCCCTTGGGATCAACCAGTGCCAGATCATTTAGTACCAGTCGTTGTTGACTACTGTGTCAATGACGTCGATGCTACTGAGAAATTGTTCGACGCTGTTTATGCCGATTACGTTGCTCGTGAAATCCTAGCAACTATTTCCCGTGGATCTATGAATGCGACTAACAACCAGTTAACAGCATTATTTATCTTCGGCAATGACCCACGACCACAAGACAAATTCAATTATGTTGATCTGTCTAAGACATTCCCTGGTTATGTCTACGAGTTCGGTAAATCCACATATCGTGGTATTGAAACCGGTGAGGGTGGTTACGTGTATGCCAAACCAGGTATTTACAAGAACGTTGGATTGCTTGACGTTGAGTCTATGCATCCGAACAGTCTCGTGAATATGAATTACTTTGGACCATATACTCAGAGGTATGCTGACTTGCTTAAAGTTCGCGTATTACTTAAACATAACAAGATCGATGAAGTTAAACAAATGTTTGATGGTATCCTAGCTCCATTCTTGGATAATCCAGAATATATCAAACCTTTGGTAACGGCATTGAAGATTGTAATCAACTCAGTATATGGTATGACATCTGCTAAGTTTGATAATAAATTTAAACATCCATCAAACGTTGACAACATTGTTGCTAAACGTGGAGCTTTATTTATGGTTGACTTACGCTTTGCGGTTGAGGACGAAGGATATGAGGTTGCTCATATTAAGACGGACTCGATTAAGATTCCAAATGTGGACGATTACATTATTGACTTCGTTCATAAATTTGGAGCCCTACCTCAATACAATTATAAATTTGAGCATGAACACACTTATAAACGTATGGCTTTGATTAACAATGCTGTTTATATCGCTCAGCTCGAAGACGATAGCTGGTCTCCGACTGGAGCAGAGTTCTTGAACCCGTATTTGCTGAAACGAGTATGGACTAAGGAACGTATTGAGGAAAAAGATTTCTTCCTGACCAAACAATCGAAAGGCCATATTTATCTTGGTAAAGAGTTCGTTGGTAAAGTAGGATCTATTTACGCATCTCTCACTGGAGAAGAAGCATTGTGGACTGAAGACAACGAAACATTCAAGTCAGTAACCGGCACGAAAGGTTTTAAGTTCAAGCAATCTGCGGAATTTAAAGATGATGATGTTGACTTTGCATATTATGACAGAGTCGCTCTCGAAGGTTTGAAGAAGATTATGAAAGTTGGAGACATCAATGAAATTGTTGATGATATGCCAACTGATTATCAAGTTGTTCTAGGTTTATCGCCTGAGGTTTCAGAAGAAACTTCGGCGGTAGCCTAATTTTGTTGCTTGCGGATTTCGCAGAAATTACTTGGCACATAATAGGAAGGGATAAAAGATTTTAGGATCTTTTACTTTTTTCTTTCTATTTTTATGTCAAAACAAATCGAAAGGATATTTTAAAAATGACAAAAGTATTAGCTATTAGTAATAAACAGTTGCAATTGGAGAATGTTCGGTTTATGTTTAGACCGAACTTTGAAGGTCGTAAGACTGAGTTTAATGCACTCGGTGACCGGAATTTCCAAATTGTGATCGATCCAGAAGATGTTCCAGTTCTTCAAGATTATGGTATCAATGTGAAACTTCATGATCCTGCAGCTAAGAACCCAGACCTCGACCCTGATGTTGTACAACCAACATATTTCATCAAGGTCAAAGTATATACTGAGTACAGCACTCCGGTTATTGCACTCATCAATGATGATGGTGAATTGGATGTGGACGATGAAGTCCCAACAGATAACATCACTTTCCTTACACCGGATATGTATGGTATGATTGACGAAATGGAAATCCGTGCTTGTGACATGGTTATTCGTCGTCGTGAGAAACACGAACGTGGAACTTACGCACGTCTTGACTTGTCTAAAGCATATATCCACGTACAATCAACACCATTGGCTCGTAAATACGGATTTTAATGGTCCAACTATATGATTATCAGGAACAAGCATTAGATCATCTTAGAGATGGTTGTGTGCTTTGTGGTAAAGTAGGCTCGGGTAAATCTTTAACGGGCCTATTCTACTACATCCGTAATCATTCGGACAAACCGCTTTATATTATTACTGTCGCAAAGAAGCGAGATGATAAAGAATGGCAACGTGATTTTGAGTTGCTTGGTATAAATGGAGTTGTCGATTCATGGAACAATATCAAAAAGTACAAAGACGTCAAAGACGCTTTCTTTATTTTTGACGAACAACGTGCTGTTGGTTATGGAACATGGGGACGCAGCTTGATTGACATTAGCAGACGTAATAAATGGATTATGTTATCTGCTACACCAGGTGATACTTGGATTGACTTTATGGTGTTATTCATAGCCAATGGATTTTATCGCAACAAGTCTCATTTTATTGATGAACATGTTGAGTATAAACCATATACGTCATTCCCTCAAATTAAGAGATACCACAAAATAGATCGATTAGAAAGATATAGGCGAGCTATTATCGTGTCGATGGCGGACTTCCGCAAGACTAAGATAGATCGTGTATTTGTAACCTGTGACTTCGACAGAAAGTTGTATGACGAAACTGTTAAATCACGGTTTAATCCTTTCACCAACGAACCTATTATGAACGCATCTGAGTTCACACAAGTACTTAGAAAGATAGTTTGTTCTAGCGATCGTCGAAGGGAGAATGCAAAACAACATATCATGACCAAAGACAAATTGATTGTGTTCTACAATTACATTTATGAGTTGGAGATTCTAATTGATATTTGTGAAGAACTCGGACGTAGATATAGACAATGGAATGGTTCTCGACATGAGAGTATTCCGGATGATGGTGATGGCTGGATTTATTTAGTTCAGTATATTGCCGGATCAGAAGCCTGGAACTGTATTACAACTGATACAATTCTATTTTACTCACTCAACTATTCATATCGTATTATGGAGCAGAGTGAAGGACGCATAAATCGTATTAATACTCCATTTGATACAATGCATTATATCTATCTAAAGAGTTCGGAATGTATAGACGACGCCGTCTATAAAGCGATTAAAACCAAAGAAAAATTCAACGAGAGGAATTGGGTGCAGCAACAATGGGCAAATTGGAAAGAGATTTTCAGCGAGTCTTAATTAAAGATATTGAGGCTTTGATTCCTGATGCGATCGTTAAGAAGAACGATGCTAAGCATATTCAAGGGATTCCTGATTTGTCTGTGGATGTAGGTCCTTGGTCATTTCATCTTGAGTGTAAGAAGAGTGCTAAGGCTCCATATCGTCCAAACCAACCATATTATTTGAAAAAGTATAATGATAATGGTGGATGGGCTAGGACAATATATCCTGAAAACAAGGAGGAAGTGCTTAATGAAATGGAACAGGCATTACGACTACGAAGAAAAACATTCATTCCTAAGCGCTAGTCAATGTCACTGGATTAATTATACCCCAGAGAAGGTCGTTAGTCGATTCGAAAACGAACTAGCGAAACAAAGGGGAACGGAGTTACACGAATTTGCATCTGAGGCTATCAACAAACGAATTAGGTTATTGCCTGGACATACACATCCAGCCTTAGCCAACTTTGTTAATGATGCAATAGGATTCAATATGGACAGCGAAGTCCTGTTATTTTACAGTCCTTATGCTTTTGGTACTGCGGATGCTATTCGATATGATCCTCCGAAGAAAGATAATCCTCGTGGATTCCTACGTATTCATGATTTGAAAACGGGTGTGACTAAACCAAAGATGGAACAATTGTTAGTGTATGCTGCATATTTCTGTCTTGAGTATTCTGTCAAACCCGAAAAGACAGACATGATTCTGCGTATTTATCAAGGGGATAACATTGATGAAGTAATTCCTGAGCCCGAAGATGTCTATGATATTATGCATAGCATTAAGGAATTCTCAGCATTACTTGAAAACAAACCGTGAGGTGAATGATGTCGGAAACTTTACAAGAGTACCTCGAACATAGAGGAACTCCACATCAAGGCTCCGTTCCTCACAGTGGTCGCTATGCTTGGGGTTCCGGAGATAATTCATACCAACGTGCAACTGGATGGTCTGATGTTGTGGCTAAATACCGCAAGACCGGATTAACAGACACGGAAATAGCGAACAAACTTGGCATATCTACAACAGAGTTTCGTAAGCGGAACAATATTGCTAAACAAGAGATTCGTAAGAACAATATCTCTCGAATCAATGAATTAGCAGATAAAGGATTCGGATCAATTGAGATATCTAGACAACTAGGTATCCCTGAATCTACTGTTCGTATGAACCTAAATGCCAAGGTTAAACATAATGTTACCAGAATGGAACAAGTCAAAGGCGACTTGGAGAAACTGGTAGGAAAGTATGACTACATTGATATTGGTTCTGGCTCAGCCCAACAACTTGGTATTAATGACAGTATGCTTAAACGTGCCACACAACAGTTAGAAGAAAAAGGTTATCATGTTCACAACATTTATGTTAAGAACGCAACCAATGACGCTCACTGGGTAGAGATGAAGGTCTTGTCTAAAGAACCTGATATTTCTGTAGTACGACAAAACAGAGATAAGATTACACCACCTCTTATTTATAAAGATGAACATGGTGTATCTCAACTAGGACTTAAGCCTATTCAGCACCTTGATTGGAAACGGGTGGGAATTAAGTACGATGAAGATGGAGGTACGGCAAAAGATGGGGTAATGAAACTAAGACCTGGAGTCAAAGATCTTGATCTAGGTAATTCGCATTATGCTCAGGTTCGCATTGGAGTTGGTGGAACTCATTATCTTAAAGGGATGGCTGTTTATGGAGATCCTAAAGACTTTCCAAAAGGCGTCGATGTTATTTTCAACACCAATAAGAAACGAGGAACTCCTCCAGAGAAAGTACTGAAACCTTTGAAAGATGATCCTGATAATCCATTTGGTGCAACTATTAAACCGGGCGGACAGAAAGGTGCAATCAATAAGGTTAATGAAGAAGGTGACTGGAATTCCTGGTCTAAAACTTTATCTTCTCAGTTCTTATCTAAACAACCGCCTGCTCTTGTTAAGGATCGTATTGAAACAACATACAATAAACTTAAGAAAGAGTATGAAGAGATTTCTAAGTTAACGAATCCTGTTGTTAAAAAAGCCTTGATGAATGATTTCATTGATGGCTTAGATTCGAAACGACAGTCTCTTAAATTAACAGGGTTCGATCGGATGAAAGGTAAAGTGTTATTACCTCTCGATGGAATCAAAGCTAACGAAGTATATGCTCCATCATTTAAGAATGGTGAGAAAGTTGTGCTCGTTCGTTATCCTCATGGAGGAAGATTTGAATTACCAGAACTAACTGTTAATAATAAACTTGGAAGTGGTGCGGCTAAATTTATGCGAAATGCCAAAGATGCCATTGGTATAGATTCATCCGTTGCATCTAAACTTTCAGGGGCAGACTTTGATGGTGACTCCGTTATGGTTATTCCAAACAACAAGGGTCAAATTAAAACTGCTCGCTCATTAAAGGAGTTAAAGAACTTTGACACCAAAGCTTATTATACTCCTAAACCTCCGAAGATCGATACTCAAAAACAAATGGGCGAAGTATCTAATCTTATTACTGACATGACTATTAAGAATGCATCTCAATCCGAGATCGCTCGTGCAGTACGACATTCAATGGTTGTTATTGATGCTGAGAAACATAGTCTTGATTATAAGAGATCTGAAAGAGAAAACGATATTGCATCTCTTAAAAAGAAATACCAATTGCATACCAATATTTTAACTGGTAGCAAAGGGACTGGAGCATCTACTCTTATTTCCTTGTCCAAGAGAAAGATATCTGAAACAGAGAAGGTGGAAAGACACCGGTCTCCTGAAGAACTAGCAGCTAACCCACGACTCAAACCAACAATTACTAAGACTGTTCGTAAGAAAGGAACAGAGAAAGCTATTGTTGATATGGTTGATGACGCTAAGAAGCTAGGTTCTGGAACGCCTATTGAGAACATGTATGGTAATTATATTAATGCTCTTGGTAAGCTACAACAAAAGGGTCGTGATCTAGTAGACAAGACTCCTAACATGCACATCAGTAAGGAAGCTAAGATTAAGTACAGACCTCAGCTAGAGTCTCTAGACAAGAAGCTTAGTGATGCACTTATGAATGCTCCTAAAGAACGTCAAGCTCAACTGATTGCTAACAGAACCATTGCATCTAAACGAACTCCTGACATGCAGCCAGACCAACTTAAGAAGCTTAAGCAACAATCTATTGCTGCAGCTCGTGTACAAGTTGGAGCTTCTGGTAAGAAGGTAAGGATTAGCATTGACGATGATGAATGGGCAGCTATTCAAGCTGGTGCTGTGTCTACTAACAAACTAACACAGATCATTCGGTACTCAGATGCAGACAGGCTTAAGCAGTTAGCTACTCCTCGTAAGAGTGAGTCTATCTCATTAGCTAAAGCAAGTAGAGCTAAGGCCATGCTTCGTAATGGACACAGCTATACTGAAGTATCTGAAGCTCTTGGTCTATCAGTTAGTTCCATCCAGAACATCGTAGAGTAAAGGAGGTAGTCAATGGACGAACAGTACGATGAAGTACTTGATGTCATGCTAACAACGTATGACAATCCATACAATCCCTTTACTCAATGGGATGAATGGTACAAGTATGATACAGACAATGACTACAATACACCTGAGCTATTAGCTTTTGTCATGGGCAACACTGATGACTTGCTCGACATTACAGAAGAGCTTGGTGTGCAAGCAGCAGCAATCAATTGGATTGTTGATAATGGTCCTATAGAAAATGTTTGGACCACAATCAAACCAACTACCAAAACTCCTATTCGGCAACCGACAGAATAAATATAAAATAAAAATCTGTCGCAGCCATAGGGGGAGGGGTCACTACATTCCTTCCCTCTATGCATCGCCCCACCACTCAAAAATAGCTCCGGAGTGATTTTTATCCTGAAATTGGGGTCTTTGTGTGGTCAAACTATACAACAAGGAGATCAAAGTAATGCCGAACACGGTACAAGATCACTTCATGGAACTAATGAAGTGGGTACTTTCTCCTGAAGTTTTAACACAGATAGGGTTTTATATTGGTATAGGAGGAAGCATCATAGGTTTTGGCACAAAAGTGTTCAAAAAATTATGGGCTAATTTGGAGAAAACACAAAATGATGAACTAGCAAGTCTAAAAGCATCTATTCAGAACTTAACAACTTCAGTAGAGAAGTACCAAAAGGATACTGAGCGAGAACTTTTACGAATACAAATAATCACGGGTATACATTCGGATAGATTATCCGTTCAAGAGGTATTAGCTTTGTATGATACCTACTCATCGAAAGGATATAATTCATATGTTAGTCGTGTTGTTCATGATTATGTGGAAGAAAAAAGACAAGAAGGAAGAGGTCTAGACAATGACAGTCAATGATATTGTTAATTACATTACCTTACTGATTATCGTGGCCCCAGTTGTTATCCAATTGGTTCGTTATGTTGGTACTATTACCCACAACCGTAACCTTATCAACTTGGCAGATCGCGCACTAATCATCGTTACAAGTCTCGAGCAGCTTAAACTTGTAAATAATGCTGACAAGAAAGCTGAAGCTCTTCGTAAGCTAGCTACCTATGCTAAAGAAGTAGGTATCAAGTTGACTGAAGATCAAGCAGAAGACTATATCGAAAACGCTGTAGCCGAATTGCGTAAGCTTCAGGGTAAACTTAACAAGGAGGGATAATATATGCCTCGGAGAAAGAAAGAAATTCCTGAACTAAAGAAAGCGGCTACGCCAGAAGGTCGTATGAACCAACTTACAACGTTAGCTGTAGATTTAGCAGAAGAACAACTTCGTGCTGGAACTATTTCACCTAGTACTTTAAATGTATTGCTACGATATGGTACTGTGGAAAACGAGTTGGCGCTTGAAAATCTTAGATCTAAGAACAAACTTAACGCAAGTAAGGTTTCTCAAATAGAAACTGAGGTTAAAGGTCGAGGAGATAGTGAGGAGGTTCTTAATGCACTTCGAGGTTATGCCCCGTCAGATACATTCGACTGAGAAACGTATTCTTACTCGTGATGATCTGAATTTATCATATAACGACATGGCTGCCCACAAAGAATGGGGTGATCGATTGAATTACCTATCTTTGTTTGATAAGGGCTATGTATCCCCTCGACAGTTTTCAAATCCATTTTATAAGTCAAGGATGTGGCGTAATCTTCGTGAAGAAATTATTGCCAGAGATATGGGTTATGACTTGGGTTGTCCAGGAGTTCCTATCGAGGGACCAATCATAGTACATCATATGATTCCATTAGTGGAAGATGATATACTAGATTGGAATGAAGACTTACTTTTAAACCCGGATTTACTAATTTCGACGTCCATAGAGACGCATAACATCATCCATTACGGTAGAAGGGTCGAAGAGTTAGTTGAAAGAAAACCTGGAGACACAAACTTATGGTGAGGTGACGAATGTCAGAAACAACCATCTTATCTGAGGTTAAAGAAACTCTGGATTTTGCGGTTGCTGAGGACGATGGTTTCGATGATCGTTTACTATTAGAACTAGATGGACTAATCGGTGAACTGTCGCAGCTGACTTATGTCAATGAGGACTTCGTCCTTACCAAAGATTCAAAATACGAACAATTGCTTAAGGTTAATGATACTAACTTACTTCGGTTGGTTAAGACATTCATCAACTTGAGCTTGCGAATCGTGTTTGATCCACCCGTGGGATCAGTTTTAACCTCATTAGAAAAATCTCGTGATCGGACTGCCGTTCGTATCACTATGCAAAAGGAGCGGTACAATTCATATGAACCTTGATGAAGTGTTACACGCCGTTCAATCCGGAAGTTCCGAAGAAATCATTGAGCACTTTGGAGTAAAAGGAATGAAATGGGGTTTTAGACGTGTTCGAGAACGTCTAGCTCGACGAAAACAACGTAAAGTTGATGCTAAAGTCAGTAAAGCTCGTACTAGTCAGTGGAAGCATAAATATGCACAACGGGCTAGCATCTCTGATAGAGATCTAAAACGTGCTGTCGATAGACTACGTCTAGAAAATGACTTAGCAGAGCAAGTTAAACGTACGACTAAGATCCATGAGAAACCTAAGAACAATAGTAGCTTTGTTAAGGATATTGGTAAGACGCTAATTACCGATACAATTAAAGATACTCGCAGACTTGCGATCAAAGAAGGAACTTCATATCTTAAGAAAAATCCTGACGCGGTTAGAACTATTGCTAAAGGTATCAATACTTGGATGAACACGTAATTTAGTAAGGAGGTATTAGTCTGAGTGTTATCTAACAAAGCATATCCTCAGGAATATAGCAAATTCAAAGAACAAGTCTTGAGAGGTGAGATCCCAGTCAATCGATGGATATCATTACAAATGAATCGAATCGATTTCCTGATTGAGTCTCCGGATTATTTCTATGATGATCAAGCTATTGAGGGCTTTGTTCGATTTTGCGAGGATGAAATGACTCTAACCGATGGTAGTGATGTTACATTATTACCATCATTTCGTGTCTGGGCCGAAGATGCTTTGGCTTGGTATTACGAAAGCAACGACCGCGTATTTAACCCTAAGACGGGTAGATGGGAAATGCGCAAAAGAATGAAACGACTGATACGGAAACAATTCCTTATAGTCGGACGTGGTGCTGCCAAATCATTGTATTCTACGTTCTTACAGACGTATATGCTATTGATTGACCCGTCGACTACTCACCAGATAGTCACAGCACCAACAATGAAACAGGCCGAAGAAATTATGGCGCCTATTCGTACCGCTTTGTCTCGAGCAAAAGGTCCATTGATCAGATATATGGTTGAAGGATCTAAGATGACAGGTAATATGCAACAGAAACAGTTGTTAAGTAGTACGAAGAAGGGTATAGAGAACTTTGCCACAAACAGTTTATTGGAAGTCAGACCTATGTCTACCGATAGACTTCAAGGTTTGCGTTGTAAGTATGCCTCTGTAGATGAATGGCTCTCAGGAGAGATTCGTGAAGACGTTATAGGTCCTATAGAACAAGGGGCGTCCAAGAACACCAACTATTTGATTGTCGCTACTTCGTCAGAAGGTACAGCCCGTAATGGTGTTGGTGATACAATCAAAATGGAGTTAATGGACATACTAGAAGGTCGATACAACAATCCTCATGTATCTATATGGTACTATCGTTTGGACGATGTTCGTGAGGTTCCGTATCCAGAGACCTGGCTTAAAGCAAATCCTAACCTCGGTGTAACAGTTTCTTATGAAACATATCAAGCCGATGTTGAACGTGCAGAGACTCAACCAGCAACGAGAGCCGATATCCTCGCTAAAAGGTTCGGTATTCCTGTTGAAGGTTTCACATATTTCTTTGTCTATGAAGAAACAGAATTACACAGACCTCAAAACTTCGATGGACTCGTCTGCTCAATGGGCGCTGACTTATCACAAGGGGATGACTTCTGTGCTTTCACTTTTCTGTTTCCAATTGGTTACAGTAGATTTGGTGTAAAAACTAAGTCCTATGTATCCGAAGCCAAATTAAAGAAACTCACTGCTGCGATGCGTAATAAATATGACGAATTGATAGCAGAAGGTACGCTAGTAGTTATACCTGGAGTACTTTTAGATATGAATAGAGTATACGACGACCTTTACGACTTCATTTTGGAACATAAATATGTGGTTTATACTCTGGGTTATGACCCATACAATTCTCGTGACTTCGTTCAACGATGGATACGAGATAATGGGGAATTCGGTATCGAAAAAGTTATTCAAGGTGCTAAAACCGAAAGTGTACCTATGGGTGAACTTAAAAATCTAGCGTCAAATCGAATGTTAATATTCGATGAAGAACTAATGAAGTTTGCGATGGGTAACGCTGTCGCACTTCAAGATAACAATGGTAACTATAAATTGTCTAAACGGAGAGCATCCGAGAAGATCGATAATGTAGCTGCCTTAATAGATGCTTGGGTGGCTTATACCCGCCACAGAGATCTATTTGACTAAATCGCAACGAAGGAGCAATATGGGAATAATGGATAACGTCAGACATGCTTGGAGTATGTTTGCAAAGAAGCCAAACGAACCCAGTCTTAGGGAAACCGATCCTAAGTATCAGCAAACCTTTGAACCGCGAGCGTTAAATCCGAATAGTACAATTCCACAAAGGACATATAAACGATCTTCGATCGCATCAATGATCTTTAATAGGATTGCTATGGATGCTTCAATGGTAACATATCAGCATGTCAAGATCGTAAATTATGGTACTGACGACTCTACTGAAAATCAAATTGTTCAAACGTCTAGTTTACAACGTTTGTTTGAAGTAGAAGCTAATATTGACCAGACTAGTACGGACTTTTTCCATGACCTAGTATTCTCTCTATTTGATGAGGGTGTAGTTGCTGTGGTTCCTATGACTGCTGATATAGATCCCAGTACGTCTGATTCGTATAATATCTCATCTATGAGGGTGGGAAAGGTTCTCGAATGGTATCCTACAAGAATACGTGTTCGAGTATATAACGAAAACAAAGGAGACTTCTCTGAAATAATTGTGCCTAAGAAAATGGTAGCGATTATTGAGAATCCCTTAAACTCCATTCTCGGAAATGAAAATCCGACTATGGATCGATTGATCCAAAAGTTATCAATTTTGGACAAACAGGATTTGGAGTTGGTATCTAATCGTTTGAACATGATTCTCCAATTACCATATCCTACTCGGGCGGATGTTTACAAAGACCAGGCTGAAAATCGTATCAAAGCGATTGAAAATCAGCTTAAAGATTCAAATCTTGGTATTGCCTACATTTCGTCTGAGGAGAAGATTACTCAGTTAACTAGACAAATTTCCTCTACTCTCATGGAAGAAATTAAGTATTTAACAGAAGAACTTCTCAACCAAATTGGTTTGACCAAGAACGTATTTAATGGTACTGCATCCGCTTCGGAAATGCAAAACTATTATACACGTACTATCGAGCCGATTACTAAAAGAATACAAGAAGAATTCCAAAGAAAGTATATCACTAAAACGGGATATACCCAAGGTCATCGTATTGTGACATATACTGATCCATTTAAACTTGTTCCTACTGAACAGCTAGCAACCATTGGTGATACACTTCTTCGAAATTCTATTCTTACACCTAATGAATTCCGTGCTATTATTGGTTACGGTCCATCGTCCAATCCTTTGGCTAATGAACTGTATAACCGTAACATTGCGGATTCTAATCAAGGGTATTCTTTGCCTGGGTCTGCTGAGTCCCCTGAAGGAGATTATGCTGAAACTGAAGAGGGTTACTATCCTCCTGAAGAACAGTAAGAAACTTCAAAATCCAAGCAAATAAAATAGGAGGACACACATGGGAACTCATCCAGCTTATGACTTCGCCGGGTATGCAACACGAAATGATTTGCGTTGTACCGATGGAGTCACTATCAAGCATGGAGCTTTCGAGGATAATGACGGTAAAAAGGTTCCGCTAGTTTGGTCGCATGATCCTAGCACCCCAGAAAACGTCATTGGACACGTAATACTCCATCAAGACAGTGAAGGCATGTATTGTGAAGGTTACTTCAACTCTACACCAAATGCTGAAGCTGCTAAAGAGTTGGTACTACATGGAGATGTCATGTCAATGTCGATTGGGGCTAACCGCATTAAGCGTACGCCATCCAATGACATTATTCATGGTAATATCTATGAAGTATCATTGGTAATTGCCGGGGCAAATCCTGGTGCTGTAATTACGGAAGTCATTCGACATTCCGAAAATCCTGAGGAAGGGGAAACCATCATTATGGAATCTAATGAAATCATCCATTCTGCTCGCGATATTCTTATCGGCGAAGCGAATGGTAAACCATCGTTGTTAGATCGTATTCGGCATGCTGAAGAAGGTCAAGCAACCGCCGAGCTCGACAAAGTTTTGGAAACACTTACCCCAGAACAACAAGAAGCCGTTGCTCTTATTGTCGACGCTGCTGCTGAAAGTGCTGCGGATGCTGCTGCTGAAGAAGTACTTAGCGAAATCGAAAAAGAACTTGCTACGCCAGCAGAAGAAGACGATACTCCAGCTGAAGACGGAGATACTCCAGCTGAAATTGAACAAAAAGACAATGAAGGAGAAAAGTTAATGCATTTTAACGCTTTCGAAGGTGATACTCTCACTCATAGCCAAGCTGCTACTATCAAAGATCAACTTACTCATGCAATGAAAGTTGCTCAAGAATCAGGTCGCAAAGTTTCTCATGTTCTTTCTGAAATGGGACAAGACGAACTGAAACACTCAATGAACAATGTTGAATTGTTGTTCCCAGAACACACTCTTACTGGCGGCGGAGTACAAGTAATTTACTCTAATAACACTGCTACTGAACATATTCTTGGAGCTGTTACAAAAGTACCTACTGCTTTTGTTAAGTCTATCATGTCAGACCTGTCTGATCTTTCTGAAGAAAATCTTCGTGCGAAAGGTTACATCAAGGGTAACCAAAAGAAAGAACAAATCATTTCTTTCCTTACTCGTAAGACAGATCCTAAGACAATCTATAAGAAACAATCAATCGACCGTGACGATGCTATCGACATGGGTCAACAATTGAACGTTGCTGCTTTCTTCCAACAAGAAATGCGTATGAAACTGAACGATGAAATCGCTCAAGCAATCCTTGTTGGGGACGGACGTGCTACTGGATCACAAGACAAGATCGATGAAACTAAGATTCGTCCAATCTCTAAAGACGACGACTTCTACACAATCAAGACCAAATACGACTCTAAAGTATTGCTTGATATCTTCGAAACTGTCGCTAACCAAAAGACTAAGATGCATGGTTCAGGAACTCCAACCCTGTATGTAAACCCAACATTCTTGGTTAAACTTCGCTTCTTGCGTAACAAGAACGAACAATGGGTATTCGGCGGACAACAACCCGCTACTACAGAATACCTCGCTTCACTGTTTGGTGTTAAAGAAATCGTTGAAACTAACTTCTTGAAGGAAGATGAAATGATCATGGTTAACTTGGCAGACTACCAAGTAGGCACAAACCAAGGCGGTCAAGTGACTTCATTCGAAGACTTCGATATCGATTACAACAAGCAGAAATACTTGATTGAAGCTCGTCTTTCAGGTGCTCTTGTACGTGCTAAAGCGGCTGTGTACTTCACACCTAAAGAAGCTGCAGCTGTAGTTCCTGGCGGCTAATCATGAAGCTAACGGGCATCGCTGGGTTTGAACTTGATCAAGTCGAGCGCGAAGACATGCCCAGCGTTTTCGAGAGTAAAGTCGTGACCAAGAAGTTTCGCGGAGAGCTTCTTAGTCAGACTTGGCGTAATCAAAATAGCGACAAATCCACTAATGATAATTTGCTAAACAATAACAGAATCTCCCTTGTTATTAATAAGTTCTTCATGAGCAACATTGCAAATCTAAAATATGTGGAATATAATGGTGTTAAATGGAAAGTTGAGTCTTTCGATATTAAATCACCAAGAATTCACATTACATTAGGAGGAGTCTATAATGGTTAAAAATCGTCGAGATTTTCTGGATAAGAAACTCCGTGAAGTTTTAAAAGAACACGGCTACGCTCTCTACTATAATTCGACGTCAAATACAAAAATCACATACCCATGCGTCATCTATAAGCTTTCCGACAAGCAGTCTAGGTTTGCGGATGACGTTCGGTATTTTCATAGAGATATGTATCAGGTAACTGTTATTTCTAAACTACCAGATTCGCCGGTAGTTGAAGATATTATGGAAAAATTCCAAAATGTTACATTTGATTCAAACTATGTTATTGATAATTTGTATCACTCAATTCTTACTATAACACAAAGCTATTAGGAGGATTTAAATAATGGCTGAACTTAAATATCTTGAAACTGGTTCTCGTATTTATGAAACTGGTGTTTCCAAAGGGGTCTTGTTCGTTATGGGCGACACTGGTACATACAACCAAGGTGTTGCTTGGAATGGTTTGACTAACGTTCAAGAATCTCCAAGTGGTGCTGAAGCGAATGACCAATACGCTGATAACATTAAATACCTTTCATTGACTGGTGCAGAAAACTTTGAAGGTACTATCGAAGCGTTTAGCTCACCTAAAGAATTCGACCAATGTGATGGTATGGCTGAAATCGTAGCAGGTGCTAACGCTCACCAACAAAACCGTCGTCCATTTGGATTCGCATACCAATCAATCATTGGTAACGAAGTTAAATTTAATGAATACGGTACAAAACTTCACTTGTGGTATGGATGTAAAGCTGCTCCATCTGAACGTCAACACCAAACAGTGTCTGATAGTCCAGAACCAGCAAATCCATCATGGTCAATTACTTCTACACCAGTAGACGTTCCAGGATTTAAACCAACTTCAGTAATCACTGTTGATTCTACTAAAGTTGAAGCCACTAAATGGAAGAAGCTCATTGCTAAAGTCTATGGTGACGAAACAGGAAATGCTACACTTCCTACACCAGCAGAAGTTATCAACTTGCTTAAATAATTAATCGAATAGGAGAACTACATGTTAAAGCAAAAAATCAATTATGAAGGTTTTGACGGTCCAGTGACCACTGAAGAATATTTCAATCTTACTCGTATTGAGCTGATTGAATTCCAAGGACGACATGGCGGTAAGGAGATTGAAGCTCGTATCAACGAAATTCAAAAGAACGAAGATTTGACCGCTTTGTACGCTCTCCTCAAGGATCTTATCCTTTCCGCCTATGGTAAACGTGAAGGTGACCGGTTTGTCAAGAACAAAGAAGTTCGCGATGAATTTGGGCAATCTCTTGCGTTTGGTCAATTGATCGAAGATCTTCATGAAAACGAAACCTCTATGCTAACATTTGTTAAAGGAATTCTTTCATCTATTAAAGGATTGGACGAACTCGTTAATAAGCAAGCATTAGAACAAGGCTAATCGTTTCGCCGATGGGAATTACTCATCGGCTTTTTTTTAAATTGAGGTATGATCTATGAAACACGATTTCTTATATATCGAAGTTGACTCTTTGTCGCTTTTTGATGAAGAAAACCAAAGATTCATTGATAGACCTAAGCAAAAAGTAGAATTTCGATACACTCTAAAGAATTTAGATGAGTGGGAATCAAAACATAAGAAGAGATTTCTTGATAACAAGGATCTTACTGATGACGAACTTTTAGATTTTATTAAGATAATGTGTACTGATAAGAACTTTGACTTTAATCGGTTAGATGTTGATCAGTATAACAGAATCATACAATATGTCTATAAGGATGTACCATCAGCAACGGTCTTACCTAAAAGTAAAAAGAAGTCTAAAGCTGGACAAAGACAGTCCGTGTTTACCTCAGAGATACTATATGCTCATATGGCTATTAATGGAATACCATTTGAATGGGAAAATAGAAATCTAAACAAGTTGATGTTATTGATAAATACTGTTAACTCATTACAAGCTCCGCCAGAGAAGATGTCTAAGACTGAAGCTATGGACGAGCAAAGATCTATCATCGAACAACGTCGAGCTGAAGAAGCTCGATTGTATAAAGAGATGGAAGAGAAGGAGAAACGGAATGCAAATAACATCTAGCGGGGATTTCAACAATATTGAAGCTTGGTTGAAACGTACTGTTAAGAAACAGAATTCTGGTCCCGCAGAAGAGTTGGCTAAGATGTTAACTAATAGATTGTCGGAGACGACGCCCGTTGGTAGCGGAAAGACGGCTTCTTCTTGGGATTACACAATCAATCAAAATGGTGACAATATTGTTATAGAGATAACAAACTCCAACATAAACAAAGGAGTTTCAATTGCTCGAATAATTCACTATGGTCACGGAACAGGAACCGGTGGGTATGTTCCACCTAGACCATATATTACCCAAGCGATAAATGATGTATGGTCATCTCGCGTAGGTAAAATTTTAGAAGAAATGATTAAATAGGAGACAATATGGCAGGATATGTTGATGAAAAAATTGCCAAAGTCACCTTAGACAATAAAGGCTTTACTAAAAATGCACAAGACACTATGTCTGCATTAGATAAGCTAAAAGCGGCATTCGCTAAAGTTAGCGGAAAAGATGCTGCCGATAATGTTGCTAAGGATATGGCTAAAATGAATCAGGCAATTTCAAGTTCAACAGAGAAATCGAACGGCCTATTATCTCGTCTTAGAAATATCTTTAAACGAAACACTGATAATATGGATACTAGCGGGGCTGGAAGATCCATAGATCAAATGAATACTGATGTGGCTAGCAAAACTAGTAAGACCGGTAGTATTCTTGCTCGATTAAAAAGTATATTCAGAAAGACTGATGATGGTAACAGCTTTTCGAGAACCTCTGGAGAATTTGATAAACTAAATGCTAGAGCTAGTGGGATTAACTTAAATCCTTTGACTAGTGCATTCTCATATGCATCTGCATCAGTTCAGAATTCACTTTCTGTTATGGATATTGCTATGGGTAATGTCTTAGCAAACATGATGAACAAAGCGATCCAATTTGGGTCTCAATTCTTTAGAGGACCTATGGATGGTTTGACTGAGTATAAAGATAAGCTCGGATCAATTCAAACTATCATGACAAATACTGAATGGGAAATTCCAGACCAAACAATGCGTATGCGTAAGACTTCTAAAACATTGGAAGATCTTAACCAATATGCGGATAAGACGGTTTACTCATTCGCGGATATGACAAGAAATATTGGTACCTTTACTGCGGCTGGCGTTGGATTGGAAGATTCTGCCACTGCGATAAAAGGTATTTCAAACTTGGCTGCCGCTTCAGGATCAAACACCCAACAAGCATCAATGGCAATGTATCAGTTATCACAAGCACTAGCATCTGGTAGAGTAGGTCTTCAGGACTGGAACTCTGTAGTAAATGCTGGTATGGGTGGTAAACTGTTCCAAGATCGATTAACCGCTATGGCAGAGAAAATGGGCCAAGCTCGTGACACTACTAAATCTTTCCGTGACTCATTGAAAGATGGATGGTTAACTTCTGAAGTCTTAATTGCGACTTTGAAGGAAATGTCTATCGATGAACAAATGCTCAAGGCAGCCACGGAAGTTAAGTCGTTTGGACAATTAGTGGATACTGTTCAAGAAGCGATTGGTTCTGGATGGGCTCAATCTTGGGAATATTTGCTTGGTGGATTCGAAGAAGCCAAATCAATGTGGACCAATATTGGTAATATTGTAAATCCATTTTTACAAGATGACCAAGGAACATATTTCGATACCGTTCTAGAAATGGAACGTTCGCTAGGTAACTATCGAAATGCTATGTTGAAAACATGGAAAGACATGGGTGGACAACAAGCATTATTTGATGGTATTACTAACTCAATTAAATTTGTTATAAATTCTTTATCTAGTTTGAGAGAAGGATTCCGAGAAGTTATTGGTACATATCAAGAATCTGCTGCTGTACTAACTCAGTTAACTTTCAAATTTAGAGATTTTACTAAATCTTTAGCAGAGAATGTTTATATTCAAGGGACTTTGAAATCTATTGGTAGAGCGTTCGGTACAGCATTTGAATTTGTCGGTACAGTGCTTGGAAAAGTAGCTTCAGGCATTAGTTCTGTTTCTGGATCTGGAAATGGATTAATCCTAACATTTAAACAAATCGCTGATGGTATTACTCAATTCTTAAATGGATTACTACAATCAAACAATGTTATGACTGGATTTATCAATATTGGTAAGACCATCGGAAATGTATTCGGTATACTCACATCTATATTCAAGATAGCTGTAACTATAATCGGACAGTTCTTCTCAGCATTTACTGGCGGAGACGGGTCCGGTTTTAAAGATTTTACTGGAACGCTTGCTGATATTACTGGTAAAATTAGAGAGTTCACTGAAAAGTTAGAACAATCAATTAAATCCGTCGGCTTATTCAAATCGATGGGTGCTATTATCAAAGGAGTCTTTGATCTTATTGGTAGTGCATTTTCTGCTATTACTGGGAAGTTCAAAGAATTCAAGATTCCAGAATTCAATGCCGAAGGTGGATTCTTTGATAAACTCAAGACTTATGTATCTGATGGTGCTTCTGGAGTAATGAATGCTCTCGGAAATACGTTCGGTAAGATAGGCGAGTTTCTAGGTAAAGTCTATGGCGAATTAAAAGGATTTGTTAAAGGGATAGGAGAATTCCTTAAAGATATCCATGCTGCCGATTTAGCAACAGCTATTGTCAGCTTATTTGCTATTGACAAATACATCAAAGGGACAAGTCTAAAAGAAGGTCTTGTTGATAAGATTTTCGGTAATATAAAAGAAGTGCTTGGTAAATTTACCGATGATGCTAAGTCGTTTAAAGATAGTTTCATAGAAATCTTTGATGGATTTGGTAAATCATTGAATGCATTTACTAATATGGTAAATGTTACCTCGTTACTACTTATTGCTGCAGCAGTTGGTATATTAACACTCTCAATCAAAGAGTTATCCAAAATGGATATGCCATCTCTTTCTAGAGGTCTTATTGGTGTTGGTGGGGCATTCTTGATCTTAATGTCCGGAATGAAGAAGATGTCTACAATTGCCGCAGGTATGCCTAAGGGCGGCGCTACCACAATGTTGGCTCTAGCTTTCTCTATGAAAATACTCGCTAGTGCCATGAAGAAGATAGCAGAACTAGATACCGAACAAGTAGGTAATGCTTTACTTGGATTATTCGGCGCTATGAAAATCATGGTTATGGGTATGAAAGGTATGTCTAGAGCGGGACAAGCGCAAACATCTATATTCCAAATGATCGGAATGGCTCTAGCTTTGAGAATATTAGCCTCAGCAATGAATGCGTTGAAAGATTTCTCATGGGAAGAAATGATAAGATCAGCATTAGCTGTTGGTGGACTAATGATGGCCATGTCAATGTCTATGAAGTTGATGAAGGGAGTTAAAGTCCCCATCTCAACAATATTCTCAATGATAACTATGGCGTTGATGATGAAAGTCTTAGTTTCGGCTATGGCGGACGTCACTCGACTCGATCCGGCAAGATTAGTAGATGGATTTACTGGCGTTATCGGATTGATGGGTGCTTTGGTCTTAGCTTCTAGAATGATGAGTGGCGTTAAGATCAAAATGAGTGCAATGTTCGGAATGATTGCTTTCGTAATAGCGATAAAAGGATTGGTATCATCAGTTAAAGATATTGCTGAAATTAATCCGGAAAGAGCTATACCGGCTATGACTGGTGTAGGCGCTTTACTAGCAGTTCTTGCTGGAGCAACTAGAGTATTATCTGGTGTTAAAGTTAATATGACTGCTATTTTTAGTCTTATTGCCTTTTCTGGTTCTGTGTTTATCTTAACACAGTCCATATTACCTCTAGCTAAATTACCTCTAGATAGTCTAGGAATTGCTATGACGGCAGTAGCCGCTATGATCGCGGGGTTAATTGCTGCATCATATGCTTTACAAGGCGCTAAACCAAGCATTACAGCAGTGTTCTCTATGATCACATTCTCTGGCGGTATTTTCTTAATGACATTGGCTATTAAGAAGATTGCTGATATGGATCCGATGGGTCTGGTACAAGGTTTTGCTGGAATTACTGCTCTATTAGGTATTCTTATCGGCGCTTCACATATGTTGAAGAGAGTTAAGTTAAATCCTACAGCACTAATAACCTTAGTAGCATTAGTTACTACATTATTTGTGGTGATGCAAGGACTCCAACAACTAGCTAACCTTAAACCTGCTAATTTATTAGCCGCTACTGCTGCCGTTGCTGGAGTATTACTTTCTGTTGCTGCCGCTTCGGCTATTATATCTAAGACGTCGGGTACTGTGCAACAAGCAGTAGCTACTGCTGGTATCCTAGGATCGTTTGCGAGTCTGTTACGGGCAATAGGTGAGACTCTAGAAAAAGTAGCTGCCCTCAGCTGGCAAGGTGTACTTTTGGCAATGGGATCTATAGTGGCCGTTATGGCGATGTTGATTATAGTGTTAAAGAAAACTTCCAATATCGATGGTGATGTTGGTGAGTTGGTAGCATTGTCTGCGGTTCTTTATGCTGCCGGAGAGTCATTATCCAAAGTAGCAGCACAACCTTGGCAAGGTATCCTTGCTGCAACAGTTGCTATGGTTGCGGTTATGGCCTCATTAGGTATAGCAATGAAAGCTATTTCTGCCCTACCAGCTTCCGCTGCTGGTAAACTAGCACTTCTAGCTGCATCATTAGTATTATTAGCAGTGCCAATTTACATGTTATCGACACTTAACCTCGTTGCTGTAGGCGTTGGATTACTTGCACTTGCGGGTAACTTGGCTATATTACTAGGCGCTGCTGCTTTAGCAGGACCACTGTCTGGTGGTTTAGCGGCTTTATCTGGAGCTCTTCTAAGCTTTGGTGTATCTAGTGTTCTAGCAGCATCATCTATTCTTATTGCTGGTCTAGGTTTCTTAGCATTTGCAACAGCATTGGCAACATTAGCAAAAGTTGCACCTGGGGCATTCAAAGGAATTGTCGAAGGTCTTGACGTGGCTATGCAAACATTGGCCGCTAGAGGCCCATCCATGGTTGTTGCTGGTGTGCAGATAGTTAGAAACTTCTTACACGGTCTTGCCGAACTATTGCCAGATATAGTTAAAGCCGGAGTTGAGTTAATTACCAATTTCTTAAATGGTATGGCGGAGGCTATGCCACAATTATTCTCAGCAGCCGTTCGGTTGTTAACTGAATTTGCAAAATCTGTTATGGAAAATGCGGATATCTTGGTACAGACAGGTATTGAGATTGCCATTAAATTAACCGAGTCTATTGCAAACTCATTAACCAAGACCAAAGACAAATTAGTTCCGGCATTAGAAAAGCTGTTCAAGATTATCCTTGATATCTGTTTGGCTCTTCTAGAGAAATTAGTCGGACCTTTACTTGAAGGTATTGTGAAAGTCTTACAACCAGTTGTGGATTTTATCATAAATATCCTTAAAGGCCTATCTGATATTCTTGCTCCTATTTTGGAACCTATCGCAGCAACTCTTATTGCATTATTCGAAGGTTTAGCTAGCATAATCAGATCGGTAGCTGATGTGCTTATCCAGTTATTCCAGTCCATAACATCAATAGTTCAATCTATTGCTGATGTTATTATCCAAATCGTACAGACTATAGAGTCCGTATTTACAACAATTGGTAATACAATCCAATCATTCTTTAATACATTACAAACATTATTCATGTCTATTGCCTCCATCGTGCAATCTGTTATAGATGGTATTGTTGGGGCAATTAATGGATTTGCGAATGTTATTAGAGGTATTGGCGATGCCATTTCTTCTATATTCCAAGGAATTGGACAAGCAATACAGTCAGTACTCCAAGGTATCGGTTCTATTATCGAGTCCGTTGGTAGCGCTATTAAATCTGTATTTGAAGGTGTCGGTAACGCTGCTAAGGCATTTGGAGAAGGTGTTAAAGCTGCTCTTCAAGGTGTTGCTGAAGTATTCCGCGGAATTGGTGATGGTATTAAGTCTGCATTTGAAGGTGTAGCTTCTATTATCGATGCTGTCGGTAATGCTGCCAAGAATGCCGGACAAGGATTCAAATTGTTTGCACAAGGCGTATCAATTATCGCCAAAGATGGTATTGCTGGAGCAGCTGGTATCACAGCTGTTGCCGCTGCCGTAACAGGTTTGGGTTCTGCATCATATGCAGGTAACCTTGTAGGATTTACTAAAGACTTAGGGTCTCTTAAAGGAGTTATCTCTGGTCTTGCGGGTTCTGCCGGTGGTATCATGGCGATGTCTACTGGATTTATAATGATGAATGCTGCGTTATCTGGTCTTGCTGGAACTGTTCCTACAGTATCCTCAGCATTCCAGAACCTACAAACACCGATCACCACACTTGCTCCGGCTATCCCATCATTAGCAGCCGCATTTTCTATGTTAGCTCCATCTATCATGATGTCTGCATCTGGAATTATGCCGGTTGTTGCTGGATTTACTCAACTAGGAGCGATTGTTCCAAGCCTTGCAGCAGCACTACAAACCGTACCCGCGGCGTTCCAACAAGCAGCCCAAGGTGCTATGATGTTTGGAACATCTTTAGGACAAGGTATTATGGTTTCTGCTCCTATGGTGATTATGGCAGTCCAACAGTTAGCTATGCAAGCAGTTATGTCTGCTCAAATGGCTTTCCAACAAGGACAACAAATCGGTGTTCAGTTTGGACAACAAATTGCTACAGGATTAATGTCTCAGTCTGGAGCCATTACATCTGCTGCTCAGTCAAGCGCAAACATGTCCATAAATTCTGTAAGAGGTACGTTCTCTCAAGGCGGAGCCATTGGACAACAATTTGGATCAAGCATTGCTAGCGGTATTTCTGGAAGCTCTGGTTCTATTACGGGATCATCTTCTAGTGTGGCAAACAGTTCTGTAAACTCTATCCGTGGAGTGTTCAATCAAGGTACTTCTCTTGGTTCTCACTTCGGTGGATCTGTGGCTAGCGGTATTTCCTCACAATCAGGTTCTGCTCATGGAGCTGGTTCTAGTTTGGCTCATTCAGCATACAATGGTGCGTCATCTGTATCATTGAGTTCCGCTGGTAGCTATGCGGGCTATGGTTTTGCAAATGGTTTGGCAGCATCTGCTGGATCTATTTACGCTACTGCTTCTGCAATTGCGTCCAATGTCGCAGCAACAATTAGAAGAGCATTGGATATCCACTCGCCATCTCGGGTTACTAAAGCTCTTGGTAAATTCACGGGACAAGGGTTCGAGATTGGTTTGAAAGATACTGGATCTGCAATATTCAGAACTGCTAAAGGTTTGGCTAATCAAGCCATTGAAGCTCTGAATGTCGACGATAGTCTATCTGGACTCCTTATGGACAACATTGATATGACTATTCAACCAACAGTCAAACCAGTATTCGATGGATCTCTTCTGAAAGACATGAACAATCTTTCTGGTAAGATGAACGGTAACTTGTCATTGCCATCAAGTTACAATGATCGATTCAATCAAAATGGCAACACAACGATTACTAATTCCGACACATATACAGTTAATGTTAATGTGGAGAACAGAGGTAATCAACCAATTAATCCTAAAGAACTTGCTCGTCAGGTTCAGGATGAATTAAAGAATATGCGCGATGCAGCTTTGCGTTCTAGAGGGGAGGAAATCGCTTGGTAAGTTTGAAGCCAGGTGAATTTCTTATTAATAAAGTAAATTCATCTACTGAAAAGATACTTATCCAAGATCGTCCCGATATCGAAGCACCCAAACGTCGGCAGGTTCATAAAGAGCCTGCTGGCTATGATGGGTTCTTGATTTATGATGATGGAGGATATGAAGCTACTGAAGTAGAACTTACTCTTCTTTATCATGGAGGAAGAGTAGATGATCCTGCAGCTATTTCAACAGCACGCAATAGGATCTATAAATTCTTCAAGTTTGGTCAATACGAGTTTAAGATGACTCCTTATTTTGACCCCGAAAAGGTATATTTGTGTATACTTACGGAAGCTCCAACGTTTGAAAACAAATGGTATTATAATGGTGCCATGGTATTCAAACTCAAGATAAAAGTACAACCATATAAGTATTATGTGGATACTATTGACTCTTGGTGGAATATTCCTAAAACAGGTTGGATGCGAAACCCTAGAATGTCCGATGCCAAACCATTATTCCGTATAATTGGTAATGGCGATTTGGATATGACTGTTGGGTATAAGAAGATGATATTCACAGGAGTAGAAAGTAACATCTATGTTGATTGTGAGAAATACTTCGTATATCGTAATGAAAATGGGGTTATCACAAACGCCAATCATAAATGTAAATCAAAGGACTTTTGGCATATGCCCTCAGAACAATCGGTACAAATCAATTGGAATGGCGCTATTAGTACTGTCGAAATGATTCCGAGATGGAGGGATCTGCTATGAGACCTATACTTTATGAACAATATGAACGAGACTTTGAATCTAATGGTATTGGTGTATTGTGGGACGCTCTTGAGTGTGAGGTTCATGAAGTCCGTAATGCCGAATTCGAGTTAGAACTCACATATCCATACAGCGGTCAGTGGTTTAATGAAATCAAAGAGAACCGTTATATTCTCGCAAAGCCTAATGATACAGATTTGCCACACGCATTCCGTATTTATGAGGTAGAAAAGAATACCAAAGACCAGACAATAAAAGCTAAATGCGTGACAATCACGGATGACCTAAATGGTATGCTGGTAAAAGCGGCTAAAGGTAAAGGTACTCCGGCTACAGCATTTGCGCTGGCTAAACAAAATGTTGTTGGTGGTCCAGAAGTAGTTCCTTATGAGTTTTATACAGACATAACCGATAACCTAAAGGACTTCGAATTTCTTCTTCGGAATATGCAAAGCGTGTTATCTGGAGAAGAAGGTTCGCTTATCGACTTATGGCGAGGCGAGATAAAACGGACAAACAAGTATATTCATTTCCTTAGAAATCGTGGTAAACAAAATGTTACTACTATTCGTTTAGGAAAGAATATGGAGAACTTTAAGACCCAGGTATCTTTCAAAGGTAAATTCACAGCGATTCTACCTTATGCCAAGTATACTAAGCGCACTGGTAATGGAAACGATCAACAAGAGATTTATGTATTTGGTGACGTTGTTAAGTCAATGTACTATAACTCATATTCTCAAAAGAACTTGCGACCTGTAGATTTCTCAAGTGATTTCCAAAATACTAATCAAGGTAATGGAGATCATGAGATCACAAAAGCTCAGGTCGACAATGCCGCTAAAAACTATTTCACATCTAGAAACCCTGGATGTGATATTCCTAGTATACAGATGACTGTCGAGATGGCCGCTCTTAGGGATAGTAATTTATTCGACGAATATACCATTAATCGTTTAGAGACTATTGGACTTTGTGATACTGTCGATGTATGGGTGTCTAAATGGAACCTGTCCACGACACTTAAAGTACGAGAGTTAACTTATGATGTTCTGAAAGAACAGATTAAGACAATGATTATTTCTGATAATGGTAAAGGCTCTACTAGCTACGGGTCATCTTTAACATCAACTGTCAACTCAAAGGTTGAGCAGAGTGTTAATAACATCTTCTACAACAGCGGAGGTTTGTGGTCCAAGATCGTTAACCTCACAGCTGATGGTAAGAACATTATCAACTATCAAACAACTCAACCAACTTCTGCTAGAACCGGTGATCTTTGGTATAAAGACATGGGTAATGGCAAGGTCCAGCTCAACATTTGGGACGGATCAAAATGGAAGCGAGTTGTGGACTCTGATTTCGAAGATGATGTCAACAGAACGGTGGCAACTCATTTTGCGGAAGTTGAACAGAAGATTAAAGATGCTGAGGAAGACTCCAAGGAACGAACTCTACAAGCTTTAAGTAAAGCGGAGAGTGCATTGCTCCAACTCAGAGATCTTCCACAAACTGGAGAGTTCAACAAGATCAAAGACCAAGTTGGTATTTATGAACGTGTTATTGGTAAAAACGAATCCGAGGTTAAAAAGAATGTTACAGGAATGGTTATGACTCCTGAAATATTCCAGACCGAGGTATTTGCCAGAGGCGTACTTGGGTCAGTTCTAAACCCGCCACCTAAAGTGATTAATCATATTCTATCAACTGATGATTTTGCAGATATGACTTCTGGTATTCTTGTCGATAGAAGAAAAATCAATACAAATTTGACTTATATCGCAAATCCTTATGTTGTTAAACGACCGAATGGAGTCAATTCCGAACTGTTATTTTACACAATTCCGGTTCGAACCATAACTCCTAGCGCCGAAACGACAGAACCAAATAACCAACCATATTGGTATATTTCATTCCCACTGGACAACTATGAGATAAAAGTTGGTGAAAGATGGACGCTTTCGTTTGAATGGAGAGTAAATCCTTTAGGTAATGGTTATTTCTCTGCCGCAGAGTCTCAACAATTCCATTATGGCTTTTATGACTTCGATAAGAAACGTTGGGAAATTGGTCCTTGGACGGTTGATGTAAGTGCCAAAGGAAGACAAGCTGCAGGTCCTGATTATCGTAAAGTGTCTCAAAATATGGCATATACTCAACTTAGAAGTCTTGGGAAGAACGTTCGATTTGCGATAGTATATACACATTCATCTTCATTATATTTCCGTAATATAATGTGGAATAAAGGTGAAGAAGCGCCATACAGTCCAATCACATCGATTTCCACACGAGTAACTCAGTTAGCAGGATCTTGGGCTGTTAAAAATCTTAACAGTAACAATGACGTTGTATCCGAGATCAACGCTACCGGAACAGACGTTCGTATCAAAGGTTCATCTATTTGGCTTGATGGTAATACGAAAATCGAGAACGCTGTGATAAAGGACGCTCATATCGCTAATATCAATGCTGGTAAGGTTACTACAGGCACTCTTGACGCCAATAGAGTTAATGTGATAAACTTAAATGCTAGCAATATTGTGACTGGAACAATGAGTGCAAACTATATTCGAGGTGGAATTCTAGCATCTCAGAGTGGAAGTTTGACATTTGACTTGAATAGGAATTATCTGAGATTCAACGCCGCTGCAAATATAGAATTTACTACTGCAAACAACTCGTTATTCCGTAGAAAAGGCGACAGTACTGGGTTTATTAACTTCAGTGATGATACTTATGGTGGAGTATTCGTAGGCCTCGGTGTTACTTCGCATAATATCGGGACAATATCTCAAGACACTGGTTACTTCTCCGGCATACGTATATTCCGTGCAAATGATAACGTCGACCAAACGGAGATCTTTGGTGATAAAATATTACTTGGTCATGCTTTCTCTGGCGGTCGAGATGGTATATATCATTTCGTATTTGAACCGACTAAACTTTCCAAGGGTATTAGCATGATACGATTATGTAACTCTGTAGAATCTCTATGGAGATGTTGGGAGCATTTAAACAATGTAGGATGGAATGTAAGTAGTAATGACTTTTCAAACGCTGTTTGGAATGAACGAAGAAATCACAAATATATTGGAACATAGAAAGGAGACATAATATGTCTGTAGATATTAATGTATGGTTGGCATGGATGTTTGCTCGAGAAAATCGAGTAACATATTCCATGACTTATCGAAACGGGCCTGGTTCATTCGACTGTAGTTCTAGCATGTATTTTGCTGGGGTCGAAGCAGGGATGCCTAAATTATCATGGCCATGTTCAACAGAGTCAATGCATGATTGGTTGTTGAATAATGGTTGGACTCTGATTGGTGAAAACCAAGAGACCGCTACACAACGCGGAGACATCTTTATCTGGGGACAGAAGGGATACTCTGCTGGCGCGGGAGGACACACTGGTATGTTTGTGGATAGTGAGAACATTATTCACTGTAACTACGGGTATAACACAATTTGTCAGAACAATCACGATTGGCTTTGGGAAATCAATGGAGGTCCTTATGTATACTACTACAGATACACTGGTGGACAACCTCAAGCGGCTCTTCCACCCGCCGTAGTACAATCTGCTCAGAACACATTTGAACGTGAGCTAGACGCTCGTCAGCCACTATCAAAATCAGAGCAACCTTACTACGAAGCGACTGTCACGGAGGACTATTGGGTTGAGGCAGCGCCATATGGAGGAGCTCCAGAGAAAGAACTATTCAAGGCCGGCTCTCGAGTTCGTGTCTATGAAAAGGTCAATGGATATTCTCGCATTGGTTCTCCTCAATCGGACCAATGGATGGACGACAACTATCTAGATGATGCTACTGATATGTCAGGGCATTTGTAATTTTTATAAAGAAAAAGGTATAAAACTTATGAAATTAATTGACGAAAACGGAACCCTACAACACGTTGACAACTCTTCCGATGTTATCGAACATTACGGTAAGAAAGGAATGAAATGGGGAGTTAAGAAGGCTATTGATTATGCTAAAGCTTATGGTAGGGCTGCTTACAACAATGCTCGTCACCCAATCCATTCTACTCGTGCAAGTATGGAAGCTCTTGTGAAATCACCGGTGGGATCTAACCTTGCTACTAAGCGTTCTTTAGACTATCGTAACAAACGTGTATCTGAATTGGTTAAAGCGAAAGCCGCTATGAAAGACTCTAAGCGTAAATACAAGAAAGAACGTAAGGCTATTGATGAGAAATACTCTCGGCGTGAAGACAAGATCGGCAACATGAAGGGAAGTAATTCTAAGATTGCACGTTTGGAAAATGAAAATGCTGCTGCACATTTGAAAGAACGTGGACGTCTTGATGCTAACTACAAGAAGAATAGTCCTAAGAATAGATACGCTAACGTTAAGAAGAACGGTCGTACGAAATACTAGGAGGTACTAATGGTATTATTGTATGATAATGATACCTTAGTTCACGTTGATTCCTCGGAAGACATTATCCAACATTATGGGAAGAAAGGTATGAAGTGGGGTGTAATAACCTCTGCTCGAAACCTGAAAACTCGTTGGAAAAATCTTCCCGAGAGTCGACGTAAACAA